TCAAGTACCGAGCAAAGTACTTCCAATGTAGATATTAATAGAAGTACTGGAAATCCAGCTTTTGCTAGTAATGTTGGACAATTTACAACTTATAAAAAGTTAAGTGCTGGTGGTAATACAATACCATTACCAATAAGTCCCATTACAGAAGTATATATTAAAAATATAGATCCTGTAGCAACTTTAACAGTCACTTGGACACCGAACACTGGTGGTTCTGATGTTACTATTACAGTATTATATCCTGGAGATCAAATTATTTTATGGCAAGCTCCTGGTGGAGCGACTGCTGGAATAACTACATTAGAAATAGCAGCATCTGCTGCGGGTTTTGTTGAATATTTTCTTGGTGGTTAGGGTTATATGGTTATTAATGACTTAGTACCAGCAGTTCTTAGTAAACTCCGTGGTAGGACGGATAAGACGGGGTCGTGTCCGTACTATATTGCACAGGCATTAATTGATCTATCACAGAATTATGAGTTTGAGGAACTTAAAGTAACAGGACCTCTTACGAACTTTGTACAGAGTATATCACAATATCCATTAAGAGGTTATGACCTTCTTGGAGTTAATGGAAATCCCTTTATACAAAGTTCAACGGATAGAATAACATTTCTTAGAAATTGGTTTACATACTTTGATACTGGTGGAACTATTACCGTAGGACAAAGTACTGGTATGGAGATGAAAGATAGAGACATTCGTGTAGTTGAGCCTATGTCTAAGATCTTAGGACTTCCGACAGTATATTGTCTTAGTGGTTCATATGATAATAATGGATATATTCTTGTAGGCTTTATGCCAGACAATCCATATCCAACACAGTTAACGTATCAGAGACAACATCCATTTAATATTTCATATGAGCAAGTATTGTTATCTATATCTAACACACAGGCTCTTGGGCAAATAGCACAATCGAAAATCTATATGCCGATAGATTGGACTGAGATAATCATAACCGCTGCGGCAGAAAAGGCATGTTATGATATTGGTATGGTGGATATTGGACAACTATATCATAATCAATTATATGGATATAAGGACAAACGTGGTAATGAAATGCCTGGTATTATAACTGTACGTATGACACAACAAGATAGGCAGACTAGTTTTAATGAACGACAATTACGACCTGTCGTTAGACGATATACTTAGGAGTATATATGGCTAGTCCTTCTTTTGGGCTTACAGGTAATAATGCACCACTTCCACCACAGGGAAACTGGAATCCTACTGGAACGAATACTGGTGTAAGTATGAATAGTGGTGGTAATCAACCTTACCCTATGTTCGGAGCACCATCTGGGACGAGTTCAGTAACACCATCTTCTAATGCTCCGTTATGGAGTGGTACTAGTGGTGGACTTTCTGATCTTAGTAGTGGCTTTACAGGGAATCAAGTCCCTCAAAATTTATTAAACGAACTCAACCAGACATACGGTTCTGGTATGGGGAATGAGATTAATAATCTACTTACTAATGGATTATTCAATCCTCAGATCGCCGCCGCATTTCTTAATGCAATGGGTCCTGGAAATGCACAAGGGCTTGCATCAGTACAAAATTCTTTTGGTGCTGAGGGATCACGATTCGGAAGCGCGGCTGCTTTGGGGATTGGGAATTATGAGAGTCAAGTTAATCTTAATGAGCAATCAACATTAGCAGGTATGTATGAAAATGCACAAACAGAACAATTACAATTATTAACTAATCTCATGGGGCCACTACAAGAAACACATGCAGATCAGGGTGGTTTTATGAATGATTTTGCAGATTTCTATAGTGTAGCTATGGGACTTGCTAATCTTGTTACTGGTCCTGTTCCTAATGTTAGTCAACCTATTCCAAAAAGTACTGCTGCATCGGATGTACCAACATCAACACCGAATAATATTATGGATCAGTTTAGTACTCCTTCTACTGATGGAAGTACTGTCGGGAGTGATTCTGGTACAATGAATTCTGGTGCTCTTGATCAATATAGCGGTGAAACTAGTGCCGCAGCAAGTCTTGGTGGTAGTAGTGGATTACTTGGAGATACTGGTGCTGCTGGGAGTACTGGTGGTCTTGGTGAATTAGCAGCATTCTTTGCATAGGAGGATATATGGATGATGTATTAACACAAGCTGCTAGTTCTAGTCTGCCTGGAAATACTGGCGTAAATCCTAATAGCCTCACGACTATGGCACCACAGCCATTAGCACAGCCTAGTCCTCGGCCACAATTACAAGTACCACAACAGCAACAAATGCAGCCACAGAATCATTTTCAGACTGCTGGTGCTCGGAAGAGATATGATCAAAGCAGGATGGCAAGTACTATAGCACAAGGTATTAGTGCTGGCGCTAAGTATATTCAGGAAAAGAAAAATTTAACCTTACAAAATCATATCAAAACACTTATTTCTGCACAAGAAGGTGAACAAGAGGCTAAAGCAAAGTTACAAGAAAATCCAGATGATAAAGATGCTCAGCAAGCGTTAATACATAATCGAAAGTTACAGAATATTATAACTTCTGATCCTAAAATATCTAAACAATTACAAAAGGCTTTTGATGTGGATTTATTTGGTACTAAGGGAGGTAAGAATAAGAATGAACAATCTGCTCTTGCTGGTGCTATGACACAGTGGAAGAAAGATAAAGAAACTGCTGATAGTAAGGGTCAAGCACAACCACTTAATCCAATTGCACAGAAATTACAGAATGCTCAACCAGTAAGGCAGCAGCTTAATCCACAACAACAGATTAATGCTCAATTAATCCAACAAGGTCTTATTCCAGATGCTAATCATCAGAGTACAGCGTCGTGGCAAAATATTAAGACATTATCTGAGGCAAAAACAAAAGAAGATGAAATTGCTGGTCGGGATAAAGTAGCACAGGATTTAATTAAAGCAAAACAAGGTGGATATGAGAAACAGTACTTAGCTGCAACAGCAAGATATTTAAGTAACGAAAAGATTGCAGAAGCTAATAGAGTGGCTAGAGTACAAGTTGCTAAGATACAGGCTGCTGAATGGGATAAGAGGATTGATATTCTTAGAAAACAATCTACTAATAATCCTGTTCTTAAGACTTTGTATAATGATGCTAATTCACTTAACACCGAAATTAAAACGTTAGCTACCGAAAATGAAAAGAATCAAACTGAACTAGATAAAAAGCGCCAAGGTTTCATGGGAAGTATCTTCGGCGCAAAAGCTGCTTCTGATACTGATGCTAAGATGATGAGAAATAAGATTGATATTAATAATCTTAGAATTCAATCATTACAAGGACAGTTGAATGAGACTAGACAGAAAATGGTAAATTTAAATCAAATGGGATTACTTGCACCTACACCAGATGCTAATACTCCTAATGATACCCCACAGAATGATTCCTCTGAGCCTATTACTGTCACTGATGATGATATGAAATAGAATATATGCCTGAGACACAAGAACAACAAGTTACTGTAGTTGGACCAGATAAGAAAACATATAAGTTTCCTGCTGGGACAACTAAAGACAAGGCTGTTGCGTACTTTAAGAAGAAAGGTATATCCGCGCCCAAAGATAGTAAGCCTACTAGTACATTCCAGCCCTATCAACCACAAGCCTCTGCTATGCAACATAGTATGGTAGATGCTAATAAAAGCATGGGTCTTAATGCTGTGGATGCTGTTAGTAAGGGATTACCAGCAGCAGGTGGTGCAGGATTTGGAGCGGCTGCGGGTAAGAAAACGAATCCTGTTGGTGTTGGTATGTCAGCCTTGGGTGGTATGGCTGGCGCTAGTGGGAATGAGATTATACAACGATTAGTATTTAATCGCAGTGGAGATAATATTCCTACTGGTGATAAGGCAGATACTAATTATAATACAGTTAAATATATTTTAGGGGAAGGTATTAAACAAGCCGGACTAGAAGGTGCTGGGAGATATGGTGGGGAGTTATTTTTTAAACTTTTAAACAAAATCCCACATGCTGAAATTATTAATGGGATTAAATTCTTTCCATCAGAATTAAATGGTGGAAAAATTACAAAATATGTAGAAGATATTCTTGCTAACCTTGCCCCTTCTGCTGGAATATGGAATAAAGCTAAGTTACAACAAAACTCTCAACTTATTGGTGCTACTGAAAAATTAGCAAAAGGTTTTAGTCGTTTCAGTGGTACTACTGAGGAGATGGGGAAGTTATTACAAGATACTTATAGGTCAATATCTAAGGTTGCCAGTGGTGATGGAGCTATATATGAGAGACAAGCCTTAGCGAAGACCGTAGCAGAAAAGAAAGCTGCTAATGCAGCAGTAGCTGCTTATGAAGCAGAGTTTAAAAATCAATTAGCTATTCAGATAATGAAAACTAATAAGCCTGAACTTATAGGTGGTTATCTTAGAACAGCATCATTAGAAGAAACACGTAAAATGGTAGGACAGTTGAGTGAAAATGCACCTAAAACACTTAATGCTATTAATACTAGAATTATGAAAGATATTTTACATGAAGCATTAACAGGTGTTAATGATCCAATTTCTAAAGGATTACAGAAAACAACTAATCAATTTGTAGGAAGGAAAATTACAGATGGATTTAATAAGTTTGGCGAAGAACGTTTAAAGATTATATTTGGTGCTGGTCGTTTTCAAAAGATAGAAGAATTTGCTCAATTAGTCGACAAGACAGGTGGACAACAGAGTGGTGTTGGTCGGTTTCTTAATCTTGGCTTCATTGTACCTTTTCGTAATGGAATAACACTTAATGCAGCCATGAAGTTATCTGGTTCGGCATTAGTATTAAACCGTCTTGCAAAGGTAATGACCAGTACGGAAGGTATGAGGTTATATGAAAATTATATCCGTGCTGGCACACTAGGAACTGTGAAAGGTATTAGTGCTACTAGAGATGAATTAAAAGTTTATATTGAGAAACAAGACAAGGAAATTGTAGAAGAACAAAAAGCAACAGAGGATGAATATTATAAACAACACCCGGATGAAGTAAAGTATCGGCAACAAAATAAAACACAGGAGAAGTAATAAATCATGACTGCCCCTCACGAACACACGACGGATGAAGTTAAGGCAAATATCAAACGCATCTCACATAACACAGGCTGCGGTGACAATGGTGGGCCTGTTGGGATCCATGCACACGGTAGTAATTCAGGTGCGAATATGACAACTAGTACAAAGAATGTCGAGCCTGCGTATACTGATGGAGATGTTGTTAACAAACGGCCTGTATAGTAAGTTATCCTTATAAACATCATGGCGAAAATATTAATTGTAACTTATACAATGTACGGAAGCTGGTTTTCTCTTCAATTACAAGAAGAAGGCCATCAGGTTGATATATGGTTACAATCACACTATGATGATTACAGCAATGTCCTGAGTGGCATAATAAAAGCGCCACTCAGGGCAAAACCTGATTTTAAGAAATATGATCTTGTACTATTTGATCTCACTGGCCGTCCGCATATTGCAGAAGAAGTTTGTAAACTAGGAGTCCCTTGTCTTGGGGATGGAGATATACATAGTGAACTAGAGGATAATAGACTTCTTGGTATTGAAGTAATGGAACAGTGTGATATAGGAGTTCCTTTTTATGAAACATTTAATGACCTTGGAACTGCCAAACGGTTTATCAAGAAAACTAATAAAACATTTGTGTTCAAACCTAATGGTGGGCAGAATCAGGACACAGCTTCGACGTATGTTAGTAAGTCTCCCGAGGACATGTTGCTCTATCTCGATAAGCTCAGTGGAATCTCCAAAGGGGCAGAGTTCATTTTACAGGAAGTTGTTCAGGGGACCGAGATTAGCACCGAAGCATGGTTTAATGGGGAAGAGTTCTTCTTGATTAGTGGGACATTGGAAGAGAAGAAGTTGATGAATGATAATAGAGGCCCGAATACTGGATGTGCTGGGAATTTGGAGTTCATTTATGATAATGACAATCCACCATTTGTATTTCGGGAGGGGCTAGGAAAGACTAAAGAATTTTTACAAGAATATGGATTTCGTGGGTATATAGACCTAAACTCTATTGTTAGTGATAGTAAATTATATGGCCTCGAATGGACACCTAGATTTGGTTATGATTGTACTTCAACGTTATTTTCGTTATTTGAAGGTGGCTTGGGAGATTTTCTTGGTAGTATCGCAACTGGTGGTATGCCTGAATATCGTTTATCTAATACGTATGCTGCCGGAACTCGTATATCTATTCCTCCGTATCCATCGGAGATTAAGAACCACCATCCAGATGGAGTGCCGATAGAAGGACTAGAAGAAGATGATTGTATTAAAAATTGTTTTCTATATGATTGCTGCCTTGATAAACATGATTCTCTTGTTACTGCTGGTGTGTCAGGGTTTGTGTGCGTTCCTATACAGTCCAGTAGTTCATTACAAGGGGTGTTTGGGAAAATGACGGAGATGGTGAAGAAGATACAAATACCGGATGCGCAGTATAGGACGGACTTAGAGAAGAGTATTACGGAGAGATATCGTATTCTTGATAGTCAGGGGTGGTTGAGATGATTTATGATATGTTAAATTTTATGTCAACAGGACCACAGTTTAATAGTATTAATCATATAGCAAGCAAACAAGCTGGAGTTAATCCAGTTTATAATTATTGGCAACAAGGTTGGTTATGGTTAATCAAGGGAATTGGTGGATTTCCTTGGGATATTGATGCTTATGATTCTAAGTATATATATCAAAATTATACTGAAGGTCCAAATGGCTGGACGGATTTTACTAGTTATAAACAATTTAATAGCCCCACATTTCCTAATGGAAAAGGTGGTATAGGATGGTCTTATCGTTATTTAGATACAGAAAATCCTCCTGGACCATTGCAATCTATATCAACATATAATACTTTTCAAGGTGGAAAGCAAATAAATAATAAACCAGAAAATTTAGGTGGAGATGTTATTACACAGGTTAAATTACCTACATTAATGAAGATTGGTAATCTAGGTGAAATTTTAGTTGTAGAGTTAGATTATTTCTGGGGGAATACTTTAGAAAAACATTTTTATGGTTTAGGGCTAAGTATGGTACAGTGGGAGAATTGGGTAATGTCTGATGGTGTTTATACAATACAAACACAGAATATCTTCGATCAAATAACAGCAGGTGGTGGTGTAACTCCAAAATCTAATATTATTCTTACATAACTATGTTAAATATAACTATTAAAACTATTCCCCATAACGAACAACGTTATGAAACAGTTGGAGACTATCAAGAACTGCCTAACAACAAACTGCTCGTAACCGTTTCGGATATGGGCGACACATATAAAGAACTACTTGTCGCTGTTCATGAACTATGTGAATATTATGTTTGTCGTATCCGTGGTATAGAAGAACCGGATATTGCAGCCTTTGATAAACAATACGAAGCCAACCGTGCTGAGGACGATCTTACTAGTGAACCAGGTGACGATTCTAAAGCACCTTACCGACGAGAACACCGATTTGCAGAAAATATCGAACGTCAACTATGTCACGAACTAGGATTAGATTGGGGAGAGTATGAGAAAACTGTTTACTCTTTGTAGTTTATTACTTTTTTTAAGTGGTTTTTCTTTCGGTACATCTGTTACTGCCACCATTGTAAGTCCAGATGGTTTTCCTTACGCTAATGGGACAGTAATAGCTACTCTTACACCTATTACTGGAACTATTGCATGTAATCAGTATAAAGTAAATGGTGTAAATATGGGAGGTAGTTCACTTCCTTGTGTTGTACAGAGTACAATGAGTGGCTCAGGGACATTTACAATTACTCTCACTGATGATCACACTATTTTTCCTACTGGTTCCTTATGGGCTTTTACTGTCTGTGCTCAGGCGAATAATTCATGTAGTACATCATTACAGGATGTATATGGATCAACTATTAATTTATCAACTCAAATAAATAATACTCTCCCTACTATCGCAGCAAGTGCTTTTCAATATCCAAGACTCTTTGCCAATCCAGAAGCGGCTGTGTCTGGGTTAGGGAGTGCTTATTATAATCTTACTGATAATACTATTCACCTTTGTATAGCTAATCCTTGTTCTACTAATACTAATTGGATTAGTACAAGTGGAACTGCTGTTAATAATATGGCACAAGGACAACCGGTGGGGGGAGGACTATTAGCTACATCTTTAGATCCACTTAATTATTCCATAGCCGTTTCCTCATGGTGTGGGTCTAGTACAGTATGTTCATTATATGCTGATGAATGTGTGGCAATACACAATATTGTTAGTACTTTCGGTGCTGGTGGTGTGTCTCTTCATATTATAGATGATATGACCGGAATACAAACATGCTCCAGACAGCCCCTTACTGGAATGAGTGGGATATTTGAAGATAGTCATTTAGGATATCATTGGATGAAGTTAGATGGTATGAGTACTTTTGAAATTCCTAATACTGTCCATATGGTAGGAATGGGAGGGAATTCAAATTTACAAAATCCATCAAATTCTTTTATTGGTCCATGTAATCCAGCTTTAGATAATTGTGTTAATGGTGGATTTCAAGCACAGGTAGGGACATTAACAAGTTTTGTTGTCTCAGGTAATGTAGCTACTGTAACAGTTTCAGGTACACCTTTTGATGTTACTACAACAGATTTAAATGCTTTACAAACAAATCGCATTATACACATATATGGAAGTAATGTAGTATCTGAGAATAATGCTTGGTTTGTAAAGGCGGTAACACAAACAACTTCTCCACAAATATTTACATTATGGGTTGTAAGTGGTGTCACAGGATCATGTAACTCAGGATGTACTGGAACTGCTAATTTAGAAACTCCAGTAGTAGCTTTAGGAACAGGAGGCGGAGGCGGAGCATATGATGCTTATATGGATGGTTATGTAATTAACTGCCACTTCTTTCCTGCCTCTGGAGGTTTTGTTCAAGCACAAGGAGAAGAAGAAACGGGCTTTGGTCCAGGTGGTATGCATATTGCTAATTGTATGGACTATTATGCTCGTTGGGACCAATCAGGAGCTTACGGAGGAACAGCTAGTGGGGATACTAATTCTATGGGTTCTGGGCCTTTTAGTGGAAATATAAATCCTGAATATTGTACTAAGACAGGTGGATGTTCTTGTAATATTGGAAGTGCAGGATGTTCTACAGGGACAGTTCCTATTAATACACTTATGTCCTGTGGTGGTGGTACTTCTGTAGCCACAATATCACCTGATCCATGTCAAAATAATAATTTTATGGGGTTACTTGTTACAGGTGTTGCTAATAATCAAGGACCAGGAAGATTTAAAGGACATATAACAATAAGTATAGCCGATAAGTCTGTAGGTGGTGGTTCAGGTATTCCACAGATGGTGGGTAGTGGAGCTACACAAGGATGTGCCTTTTGTATTGCCGGTTCTACTTTTCAATTTGATCATTTACACGCAGAATATTTTGCTACTGATATAGATGTATGTGGTGATGTTTCTAGACAGGCTTCATTTCAAGAGGCTTATAATACCTATAATACATCGGGAACATTTAATACTGGTTTTCATGCTTTTAATACGGGAGGAGTAGGAATTACTATAGGAACTGCTGGTTTTGGTTCTACTTGTACTAATATAAGACTTGATAGTGTTGATTTCGGTATAGGGTCTGGGAATGCATTAATAGATAATATCACCGGAGCCAAATGCTCAGATGCTATGATTACGTATGAGCATGGGAATTTAACACATCCTATAATTGAGAATACATGTATAAATACCGATGGCTCTGGAATGAGTGGACCAGTTCTTGCTATAAATTCTTCAGCATTATACACATCTGTAGGGACATTATTTACTTCTAATAATGGCTGTTCTGAAACAACTTTGAAGGGTGGTCCTACTTATGGTTCTTTTGTAATAGGAACTAGTTCTGCTTGTACTATTAGCCTTAATTTTAGTTCTTTGCCATTTTCCCCAGCTAATGGATTTGTTTGTTGGTATTCAGATTTAACAAATGTTCCTACTGTAGCTATTAGGCAATCAGCCACTACAACGACTGGTGTAAATCTTAAGATGACTGCAACTAGTGGAGATACTATTGTATTTGGATGTAATGGATTCTAATATGAAAAATATTATAAGGATTACTTTTCTTTTTATACTATTCTCTATTTCATCTAATCTTTATAGTCAGTGTGTCGGAAACTGTACTAGTGTTACTGCTACCCTTACTGATTCTAGTATACAGGTATGGAGTAATGCTACGGTTACTATTAATATAGTTCCCCCTTTTGGTAATCCGGCAACTTTGCTTAATAGTGGTGTTCCTATAGCAAGTCCAAATAATGTTATTACTACAAACAGTTTAGGAACCTTCACTATATCTCTCGATGATAATGCCAAATTAACACCCGCTGGTTCCCGTTGGAACTTTATTATATGCCCTAATGCCACAACAGCAAACTGTAGTACTGGACTAATATTTGTAACAGGAACATCGCAAAATCTTAGTGCAAGTCTTAGTAGTTATCTCACAGTACCTGTAGTGAACACAGGTCCTACTTTGCAAAGAGCTTATTCAGATAATGAAGCTAATGGTGGTACAGGGAGTATTTATTGGAATACTACTTCTGGATTATTTAAAGGATGTTATGTAGGTCCATGTCCTGCTAATTCATGGCAGGCACTTGGAAATCTTGGAGTTCCAGGAAATAGTACTCAAATACCTTATAATAATGGTAGTGGAGGATTTAGTGCTAGTCCTTATTTTGCATGGAATAATACATCTAATACATTATTTACATCCAATAGTGTAAATGGAACAGATAATGGTATATATAATCCAACAATATGTAGTACCTCTATAGCACCTACTTGGTGTTCAGGGAGTGATCTAGGTGCTTGGGTAAATGCTGCTTTTTCAAATTGTAATAATATATGTATAGTACAAATACCCGCAGGGACATATACATATACTACAACAATAAATATGTTAAATCCTTCACAATCTTTAATAGGTGCAGGAAGTTTATTAACTGTATTAAATTATACTGGTTCAGGTGATGGTATTAGATGGCAAATGGTGCCATTTACATTAGAAAAAGCTGGAGTATTACGTGGATTTTCCTTAGTAGGAACATCGTCAGCTATAAATTGTATCCATTCTGGGACACTTCAAGGTTCTACATGGGAGGATCTTACAATATCAGGATGTACTGGAACAGCGGTAAATACTTGGGGAACAGGAGCTAATGGAGTACTACTAGAAAATATTTCCGGTGGATGGACAGAGCGGACGTATATGCATAATGTCCATTTTGGTTATGGTATAGGAGGAACAATAACTGGAAATACAAATGAGTTACATTTAACTATAAATGGAGGAACTTTTAGTTTTGGATATAGTGATTTTGATTTATGGTTTAATATTGAAGCAAATCAAATCGGACTACTTATAGATAATGTAGCTACTATTTATCATGGAACGATTAATTTAAAAGGTAATATGGACGTAGCTCCATCTTCTTTTCTTACAATTAATGGGCAAATAGTAGAAAGTCAACTTCATGTTTTTGGTGAGTTTGTAGGATCGAATCCTAATGCTATAGCAGTAGGTTCTACTGGAAATGTACAAGCTGAAGGAAATATTCAGATAACTGGAGGAGCAGGATTATATGGTATCGCTATACCAAATATAACATCTGGAGGAACTTATTCTGTTGAACCTTGGTTAGCTTTAGATTATCCTGGAACTACAGCTTCTAATCTACAGAAACAACCACCGATGATTGTTACAGGTTATAAAAATATTTCAGCAGATGGAACTTATGTTATAGCACAAGCCATACCAGGAACAGGACAATCAGGAGATTTACAAGGACGTTTAATTCTTAGCTGGCCTAATAATACTAATAGAATGGCTACTATGATTCTAGATGTTTCTTGTGCAGTCTTTGAACCTGTGTCCTGTACTTTAGATGTGCCAGTAAATTATTTTTATAACAACCAACCAGTATTTACCAGTCCTACTATAAAACTAAATAGTTCCTCTATTCCTCAAATACAAGTAACTATTGGAAATCGTAATGGTGTTACTCAATATGTAGTAGCTTCATGGTATGGTGCTGCTGGGGCAGGGACAAATGCTGGAGGGCCGACATTATTTCCAAGTTCATCACTTGGAAGTACAGCAATATCATTAATAGGAAGTGTACCACAAGTATTTGCTAATTTACCATCATGCGTAGGAAATTTAAAGGGACAGACAGCTATTGTTACAGATTCTACTACAGTAACATATAATGCTAATATCGTAGGAAGTGGTAGTAATACCGTAGAGGCTTTATGTAATGGTAGTAGCTGGACTGCGCATTAAATTTTTAAAATATTTAACACAAAACAAAAGGCCCCAGTTTTATTTGGGGCCTTTTTCATATGTTTCCCAGTACCATCTAGCCAGTTTTACTCTATTACCATCACCAGCTTTAAGATCCATTTTTCTATACATTAATTTATTATTATTTTTTATTGTTCCAAGGCATAGATGCATAATATTGGCTATTTCTTTATCTGTTAGACCTTTAGACACTAAAGATGCTTGTTCTAATTGTTTAGGAGATAGTTTGTGCATGTTATTTTCCCAACTCCATAATTTCCTTCAATGTCGTCGTTGGCATTACTTGGGCATTATATATTTTCGTAAGCCAAAGAGCAACTTGACGGCTGTATTGTTCTGGGTCATTCTTGTCCAATGCAGGTGCGTAGATGTTAAAGAAATCAGTAAGAGTACTGGCCGGGGTTATACCATGTGTGCCGAAGATTACTTTTGCCTGAATATCATTTAACAAAGCATTCCAACCTTCAGCAAGAGAAATAAATATTCTATAACCTTTCTCATCTGCTAATTGTGCTGTTGATGTTGGCCGAAGATTCCCCGGATTCCTATTCCTCCATGATGTACTTCCCTTTACTCCACCAACAGAACTACCGGGACGGAAATAGCCTTCAAATTGAAAGATACAATCTGCTAGTGCTTCTATTGGGTTCATAGGCATAATTATTCCCTCGGTACTCCAGTATTTTCTAAATCAGCAAAATTCCCTTCATTAAGACCTTCTACGTTATGTTTAAGTTGTTTTACTTTACCTAATAAATCACGTTCTATAATTATACGAAGATCTATATCCATGAATTTAAAGGGACTACCTGAATAGTTTGTAAACATTACTTTATCACCAACCCTGACTTCTAATATATCTCTATTACTTATAGCAAGAATATCTCCAGTAGTAGTATTTCGTTGATTTTCATCCGGTACTACAATTGAACCGCCTGTACCATGACATAAGTCACATGCTACATGACCTAATGTTTTTCCTGCCGCGTTATTATCTGCGCCAACGGTGCAATCACGACAGTAACCATTTTCTTCTTTGCCCTTTTCAAATTTAGTTCCAAGGCACCATTTACAAACTTCTCCTAAGTGGCCTACTCCATGACATTTGGAACATTCATACTTTGATTTGTATGGATCTTCTTGTACTAGAACACGTCCACTGCCACCGTAGATGGGGGAAATAAGATATTGGCCCTTAATGTTGGCCCATTGTGGATCAATTTCTTCTAAAACAATATTCACTTTCTTACTCATGGATTCCCTGCTCCTTGTGTTTTGATAAAATTTGTACTCCAATATTCTACTTGGCTATTTACATTAATCTTTTCCACAATCATTCCGGTTTTTACGAGAACTTGTAATATACCATTTAACTGATCCTGTGTAGCGTCTCTCATTACATATTTTAACAACTCCTTATAAAGTACTATTCCCTTCATATCCACCAACTTAATCACCTTATCCATCGTCACGGCAAGAGGACTTTCACCGATGGATCTAAACACAATATCAACTTTATCTCTGATCCCTTCAATAAGTCGTATAGCTGTGTCAAGGTGATCTCTTGTGATGACGAGGTTATCGGAGTCAGAAATACTGATTGTAACTGCCGTTTTGATAATATGACTGGAGATTCTGCTTTTAAAGTTCGCACTAGCGTCAGAATCAATAGCTCCCCGTTTGTTGTGTTCTTGGTAGACTTGTTGCCAGAGTGTTTCGGCATCTTTGCTTATCCTTAATTCGCCCGTTAGAGTAGTGATATGTCGTAAATCATTTACTAAGTCATCATGGATTTTTGTTTTACTACCGTTTGGAGCACCAAAACTATTATCTATAAGTTGAAACTTTTCAGTAGCATAAACAAATATAGTACGAGCAGTAAAGCCACCAGTAATGGGAGCGAGTCGATCTTTACTAAGACTCCGAACGTAGTCAGGGACGCAGCCACCAAGAAGAGAAACTGACATATCCTCAATAACATGTTTTCCTTTGTTCTTAGTCTTGTAATCGAACTTATTTTGATCCCACCAAGCGCACATAAGGCTGTGCAAATTATCATACTGCTGTAAAAATACTGCCAATTCCGGAGCCATGATACAACATGTGTGATCTTGTACAACATTAGTTGTTATCACCTGTCCGGGCTTTAAATTGATATGCTGAAAGCCCGCGCTTAACTCTTCTATAATTTCCTGTGGAGTAACCCAGTCCTTAATATAATTAATTGCTTTTACTTCATTCGCTATTTTCGTCGCAGCATTTATACTCTCCCCTTTTCCAATACCGGGTGGGCCGACTAGGATTATATATTGATTAGGATAAAACTTTATTCCTCTATACCAGATGTAACATCGTCGTTTCAATGCTGATGATAGAACTGATATCCCTACCCAATTAATATACTCCCGTGGCGTTTCCATTCCTTGACAATAATCACTAAACGCATCTAACCAAGGTTTCTTAAGTATACGGGGCACGGAGCAACTTTCTTTATGCTAATTTCCCACCATGACGATGACCACGAGTTAGATTATAATCTAGTTTTTCATTAATAGCTTCTTCTAAATTAATCCCAAGTAGTTCTGAGTAATGCCCTATACGTATCATAATATCCGCAAACTCACTAGCAATTCCTTCTGGTTTTCCATTTGGTCCCTTATAATACAATGGTTTACCATTCCTGTATTCCTCAAGTGCCTCACTTGCTTCACTGTGAATAAGTGCTATCATTTCTGGCACGGGTACGGGCTTGTCACACCATCCCAATTTCTTGGCATTGTTGAATGCTACTTGTTGTAGTTCTGCTATTTCCATATTTCTCCTTTAGTTCCTTATATGCATTCATTAAACAATCTTCGCTATACTCTTCTAACTTAATCTTATCTTTCCAATTAAACCCAATTTGACCTTCTATCGGAATCTCTATCTCTACTCCGTTATGAAACGTAATCCTTCTCTTAAACGCATTTGCAGTGTTTTTAAATACCGTTCTGAGTGTCTGTTCGTTATCAGGTATTTCTTGACATAAACTGTCATGTCCATCTTGGAGTATATAATTGTGACATGCTTCGAGTTCGCAAACTGCAAGTCCCGTATTATCACCGACTGTACTTTGGGGGACGTAAGAATATGCTTCATTAAGAATCGAGTAATTCTTTTCACCACTACGTAATCCAAGGAAGGCTCTTTCCCGTCCCAATGGTGTTTGAAGCATATGTGCGGAGTTGGCAAGTTTATCTTGGATATACTTATGAAAGATTCGTTTAACATTTGGGTCGATCCTGTCTACGATACTAAGAATGTTTTTACAAGCTTCTATTGGAACAGTAAAACCGCCTTCTTTTGCAAGTGCTTCGGAGAAAGTAGTTGGTTGCATACCATAATTGTTGCTATGTCGGGCCTTCTTTCCCATATAATACTGCATCTCTGCTTCGTCTTGTTGTTCTTTTGTGTAAGAACCGTCTTTATTAGAACGTTTCTTTTTTAACTCATCTACGGATAAACCAAAAATCTGACTAGCAAAAATATAATGTCTATTAACACCAGCAATCATTTGTGCTAAAGCTGTGTGATTCTCCGACAATGCTTGTACTGGCCAATCCTCGGCACTTACTTGGTCAACAAAGAAGAAGAGTTTACCCGGACGTACCACAACACATTCTTTCCATATATCAGATAATCTTCCTCTGGACGGGAAATTCTGGTCATTTCCTCCGAATCCAAAGATAGTCTTTTTACTTCCTCTACGCCCAGTAACCGTAGCTGCCACATTATGATTGGCAAAATATATGTTATGATAAAGTCGCGCATTGATATACCTATTCCTAAAAGTGATTACTTCTCTCGTTTCCAATAACTTTTTAATGCCCTCTCCAGCAGAAGGAGAGGGCCATCGGGATGGGTCGGCTAATAATTTTACTAATGCTAACTCTCCCGCACTTTCTTCTAGTTCATAGGAGTCTGTTTCGATATTTTTCTTACGAATCTTAGGGACGTTATATCCAAGACGAGTAAGATTTATCAGAACAGTATTGTTCCCTGAATTTGCATTCAGATTCATTGTCGGACGTGTTGGATTTTCTGGAGCATTTTCACTGCCAATATAGACTTCTGTATTCCAGAAGTTACTAAGATAAGCACAGTTGTTTGTTAGTTCTTCTTCACATTTAAGACGAGCTTGTTCTTTTAGGTCAGGATGGATAAGTAGACCTCTCCGATCTATATTATGGAAATGAAATGCTAATCTATGTTCATAATTACTTGTTATTAAGTTTTGCAATTTTATACTCACTTAATGGAGTTAAATATCCTTTATCTTCTATTTTATACTTAACGGCAAAACGTTCTTCTATAGGTTTTCTAACGCCGGACATATCAATTTGGCTTCCCTTCCTTCGTCAATAACGGCGAATCAGGTGGAATGACGGCTTTGTTTACCATAATAACTTTGTTATTCGGGTCAAACTGTGCGTTAGCTTCTATTGTAAATGTAACTGTACCGGGTAGTACTATACCTTGTGCCTTGTTCTGTACAATAGCACTAGCACCAAGTAAGCCGCCTTCTGATAATTCAGTTATTTTAGCTAGTACTTGATTGGATGGTAAAGTAAAATGTACGTAATCACCTACTTTAAGTTCGTTTCCGAGAATGTCCTTAGCCATATAACTCCTTTAATAATTATGTACTACAATTAATTTACCTTTTTTACCATGATCTATAGCATAATACATCGTCCAGCAACCACCAGATTTTACATGATCTGGATAAGATATAACTGAATTTCTTTCACAATGATAACATAAATCAAATTTCATACCATTATAATTTTCAGGTAATTTATCTACAGTGATACAATATACAATATCACTTTTATTTGCAATTTTTTCATTTCGTGGCTTAAATCCTGTAGACCAATAATGTCCTGTTGGTAAAAATACTGTCATCTTTTTGTTATATTCTTTGGCTATTTCCTCTGCCCATATATCTATACCGCCAAGATGACAACCACCACTGACAACTTCAGTAACTTCTGGATCAGCTACTATTTGTCTAATATAATGAAGGGCATTTTGTTTACCTAGTTCAGTAAATTTAACTTCTTCACTTCCAACTATACCAACAATCATTTCTGTCTCCCTTCATGTTCTTCCCGCCAGTGTTTTTGTAAATCTTCTATACTTTTAAAACCAAGTGGTTCTAAATGACCGTGACATGTTGCGCGTATGCCGGGTGGTTGGATGTAATCTTCTATATAAGTATCCGGACCTTGTGCTTGATGTTGTAATATTTTACCTAATATGTGGACGTTCTTTAAACTCTTTTTCTTGTTCTTCATAAATTTCAAAAGTAACGGCTGCATCTTTGGCATTGTATAGCATGAACTGTGTTTTACGTTTTACATTGAAGTTTCGTCCCTCATCTTTGTAGTACGGTTCTCTTGTGTATTGTCTTGTCTGAAAATGAAGTGCGTGCTTAAGGGATGGCCATAATATATGGTGTCGTATAAGGGTGTCGAAACACGAAGATAAACAAATTCTAAATCCCAATGCTTCAAGATAATGACTATCAAAGAGAAAATAGTTTTGCCCAATCTGAGGCACTTTACTAAGAATCTCATTTAACATTCTCCAAATCTGTACACATTGTTCTGGTGTATAATCCCAGAAAGAGAAACTTATTGCATCTTTGGGAGACTTAGCAAGAGCAATAGTGTAAGGATACCCGCAATTAATATTATAATAAGTACTACCCTTCTTAGGTCGGATAGTCTCAATATCGACTGACACCATACTAACATTAAGACAGTCATGCAAATAACCAACAAGATCGGAATAAGATGGTTGGGTAATAAGATTACGTCTAGGTAGTGGATTAAGAGTTCCATATTTTGTCCAGTATTCAAATTCCTCACGGACATGTCCAAAATCTATGAAGGCTTGGATTTCATTATAGGCCCAATTCTTCGTAACCCAATCTGGTGGCTGGCTCCCTATTATATAATGTGGATATGAAATATATTTAGATGTTAATAAGGAACCAGCCCACTTTCCAAGGGATGAATTCTTTTCTTTGGCTTGTGTTGTGTGTGGGATTAAATAATTCAAAACTTCATCAGAAAGTGGAACAATAAAAGTAGGATGATATTTGTCAATATCACCAAGAAGATTGCTAAGTACATTCTCTTTAACATACGATGCTCCGATACAAGGGCGATTAGATCGAATGTGAACATCACTAAGAGAAAGACCACCCATCTTCCAAATCTTTTTAAAATTATATCCATAACCACCACTCAATATTATTCCTAATTTATCAATTTGTGTAACTGGGTCAATATCCGAATCTCCGTCATAAGGAGAATCAAGTATGACCCAAATAGGACTTGTTTCGGGACCGAAGTTATTTATTAAACTCATTTTCTTTAGCTTCTTCTTCCATTATAATTCTAAGAATTACACTATATACTGCCATATCTGTCACGGTATCAAAAGCAGTTTCTTTTACAGCAAATTCACGTTTATCTTCTAATACTGTTCTAAGTCTTGATATTTTATCTGATATTCTAACAAGAACACCAAAAGCACCGAACATCTTAAAATTACGTAGTGCCTCTTTTGGTGTTGCATAATCTGAATTTTTAGCTTTTGTAACACTATACATCTCATCAATTATTTCTTGAAAACGTTTTAGATATTGTTCTTGTGTCATGTTTATATCCTTTTGGACAACCTCCCTTACTTCGTTTTATTTCTCTTTCTAATTCATTTCTTAATACAATTTTAGCTAATGGTTGTATAAGTGGATTAGCTAAAATTCTAGTAAGAGTTTCTCCAAACTTACGTTTTCTTTTCATTCTATTGGATATTTATCTTTATCAGCAAAATGCATACCTGCTGCTTTACCTTGATGATATTCACTTTCATAATATCCTGTTTGATTACAAGTTAAACATGTTAATTCATAATAATTAGCATTATTTAATATATTACTTTTACGTATTGTACAACCTTGCACTAAACTATTTCTTCCATGAATAAAATTAATTTCCTCTAAATTATGTGCCATAATCTCCTTTTTATAAGAAAAACAACCACCCTCCCCACAATGATAAGAGTGGTTATTAATATCTATGGAGCACGTTATGCCGACGTGTGTGGGGGATACTTACCATAAATATCTTACATTATGGTAATGTTGGTGCCGTTAATGGGACTCGAACCCATATGGCCAAAGCCGAGGGATTTTAAGTCCCTTGTGTATACCAATTCCACCATAACGGCAAAGTTAATTACTTCTTCCCAATCAAATCCGTTTGATGACGAATTTTCGGGAAACGAGTAGGACAATCAGGAACCTTACACTTCCATTGTTTCACTACGTTCTTTTCATTTCCCTGATAATTATCCACTACTAACTCAGCACTTCCGGTCTTGCCGAGTAATACTCCTGTATACTGAGCCAAATCCCAATTATCCGGCTGTGCTGGGTCTTTTAATGTCCAATCACCAGGAAAACTAGCTTGTCCTTGAGCGTCAATTTCCATCGGGAAACCCAAAGCATGACACAATTCCTGCATAGCAGTTCCCTGACTAAAACCATTATTCATTCGATAAAGAACAAACTTATCATTAGTATCAGTCGGTTGGTTAACTGTGGTGAAGTATGCTTCGATATTATGTCCTTTAGGGGATTTCTTAATAGTCATCCCCTTAAGACGAAGATCATACCAACCACCTGCTACTGGTTTCGGTGCTTCGAGTGTTTCTGCATTCACTGACATCTTAGGCATTGTTGGTCCTTTTTTGTTTCTTGGATTTTTATGCTATTCCATGCAATTATCTGCCGAGGCAGAACTTATAATAATTCTCTTATTTGCTGCATTCTATCTTCTAAATCAGAAATACTATTTTGTAAATCTTTAAATAGAGTTAAAGAACCATATTCTTTACTTATAAAATCTTCAAATTCTTTAAAAGAATTTAAAGTAATATTTTTATCACCTGTAATTATATATCTATCAGGCATTTGTTCTTCTATGGTTATCTTCACGTTATTTTTCACTCCCAAAATGATATACAACAAACGAACGATTAAACTTTGCTAGTCCTAAATCATATTCATTTTTAAAGATATCCATAAAAGCCTCTGCTTGTTTCGTAGAGATATCTCGCTTACAAACTTCCTTTACTAAGTTACGTAGTTGTTCGGGTGTCATTATATTTATATTTTCTCCTTATAATATCTGTATAATGTTTTAATGTAGCTAAGTCTTGTTCTATTATTGCTGTATTTGATTCAGGACAATCTATACATGCTATCTCACAAATAAGATAAGAGATTCTTTCAAGTTTTCTAATTACAGAAGCTCTACATCTTTTATGATTTTTTTCCATTATGTTTCTCCAACATCTTCTGTATATCCGCAACTTCGTTTTCACCTTGATTCTTTAACACAGTCGCGGCATTAAATTGCCAATCCGGTTTAACCTGTACTCGATACACTCCACCATCTACATAGGAACGCCAACAATCATTAAATTTTGGAAGAAGCATCTTCAAATTAGGCGGGTCGATAGTAAGAGTGTCCTTATATACTATGTCCGTCTTTGTTGATTTATTTTGATCTTTCTCAAGCCGGGTGTGGAAAGTGGCATATACGTCAATGTTCAGACTAAATAATCTATTGAACATCGTTTCCAACATATGTTGTACACCAGTAACAGCATCCCAGTCCTTCGGGACTAAATATTCCGTACTTCCAATCTTAAACTTTGCTCTAGATGCGGATGAATCTTTTAATAATTGATGTTCTGCATATTTACGAAGAAAAGTAATACTATCCACAGCTATGCTTTTAAAGGGGAGTTCGTTTTTCTCTTTTAAGTATTCTAATGTCCCCAAATCACTCTCAAAAGCACTCCATGCTGTAGGAGTTGTGTCATTCTTGTCGAATAATGTTTTAATTATTACTCCATCTATCCCTGCTATACTTTCCTTCCGATCGTCAAAATCATAAAATATTACTGGTTTACGTGCGGTACGGGCTATTACGGAGGATTTTCCTGTCTTTGGATCACCGCAGATAGCAACTTTTAACCTATCCACGTTGGTCACTGTAGCAGCATCAACACAACCTGTTAGGGTTTGTAGTGCGGCTTTTAGTAGGTCATTTTCTGGCATTATCTACCCCCACCAATATCACCAATAGCATGAGCAATAGCATCATTAATAGTAGCAACAGATTTCATCCAGTCGTTGATTATTTCATAACGCTTTCTACTATTATCATTCTTTAAATTTCTGTATAATTCTTCATAATTAGGAGTAGCTACTAGATTTGATAAACTGTTTGTATTTATATCATGTCTTTTAGCATGTTCAATAAATTTATTTATAGTTGAAAATCTTTTATTACAGTTAACACATGTCCTAGACTTCCACGAATTTTTTACTATTTTCTTTTTTGACATTACTTATCTCCTTTAACATCGCTGCTGGTAATAAATTATATTTTGTCTTATCACTTAAACCATCATGCCAATCACATACCTTACAATCTTTCATTACGGGATTATTGTCTGCAAGATGATAACAATGGTAAAGCCAATCTTGTTGTGTTAAAAATCCTTTATTAGACGTTCGTTTCTTTCGTTGTTTGGATAGTTGTGGTGGTAGATAGTTTTTCATTGTTGTCTTTCTTTGCCATATTACGAGTATCCCAGACATCTTTAGGGTTACTTATTTGATAAAATCTATTAATCATATCCGGCCATTGCTCACTTGGTTGTTCGTGGATTGGCTTGTATTCACATTGACGGAAGAAAATATTATTACAAGCCGTCGTGTTCCATTCTGGCATTTTGTCGTTAAATAATAGTTCTGCTACTCTCTTAAAAGAGGATAGTTGACGTTTCTTAAAATCCTCTAGTTGGGATAATGTTTTGTCTATTGGCGTCGTCTTAAAACGTGGACCTTGTTTTTGTGTCTTATCTCTTGGCACGGATGGAGTACAGGAGGATATATGGAATATCCAACCACCTTTACACTCTGGTGCAGCCATTAAACCACCATCTTTAGTGAATACTCTACTACCATCAATACTATTATTCATACCATAGTATTTTCTAAGTATTTCATGTGTAGCATAAATATACCCTGTCATAGCATCCTGTGGATTGAAATCCTGATGCTCGAAACCATCAAAACGATGGGTTGTTTTGTGATCTATGGGACCAATTTTATAGCCGTTGTCTACTAGTAGGTCTATGCGGCCAGTTAGATAACAATTTACACTTAATGGTTGTTCACAATAATAACAATCAAAACAACCGTTACCGTAATCTAACAATGTGTTACCTATAAAAACTTCTTTATTATGCCCAAACGTAATCTCCGTATCAATTACTCGGAGTCGCATATCCATATAGAAAACATAATATTGAATAAGAAGTGTCGCTACTCCATCCCAGCCATGTACTTCATCATACTTCTTTGCGTCTGCCTTTACATGATAATCTTTATACTCATCCATCTTCATTAATTCCCACTTCGTCTTACACTGCTGCATCCAGAAATCCACAGATGGGGCTTGTTTGTTGTGCTTAAAATGATTATAAAATTGTTCTAAACACCAGTGGATATATTCTCCGAAATCTAAAAACCAAGGTTTCCGGAATCTTAATGTCGTATCTTCCTGTAACGCTGATCGTTGTTTTACCCACAATAAATGTTCAAAAGCAAAACGTGCTTCGCATAGACGTAGGCCACTTAACATATAGTGATCAAGATACAATTCTACTGTGTTAGTGGCCTTGTCGTATTTGCACCAGTGATAACGATTACTTGCTTCTTCGGGGGTCATATATAATCACCTAAAAAACTCTTTATAGTTGTATGAACTGAATCTATTTCTTGAACATCTATAATATCTAATTCTTCTACAACATTTTCAAGATATTTTAATACTTGTTTTACTGTATAATGTTCTTCAGCAGAAGAACCATATTTTTTATCTTCTATTAAAACCAAGAATTTCCCATTCATGGTATCATCGCCTTTATCATCGCATCTATAGTAACATCCGGAATACCTAATTTCTTAAGCCTTGCACGCATACTCTCCGGTGTCTCTGGTACAGAAGGCTTCGTTACTCTAGTACTTTTCACCGTAGTACTGCTTATAAGACGAGGAACCGGGCTTTCACGTAATTTGCGGGCTTTTTCTATATTACGAGTGTCATTCTCTGTTTCAATAAGTTTCATTATGTAATGATGAAAAACCCACAGACTCTTAAGCTCATCATCACTTAGATCATGTATCCACGGTGTAACGAATGGCCAGTCCATGCCATCAAGATAATAACGAACACGTTCTTCTGTTCGGATATATAGTTGGCCATTATCACCTATATAATCGAATGTTCGTTTAAATTTATCTGAGATTACTGCTAGGTCTTTAAAGCATTCTTTGCAGAAGTTTGGAGAGAATGTATTGCAGTGCATTATACAAAATGGTCGTTGACACTTACGACAATGTTTTATATTTTGTTCTGTGCAGTTAAAGGCACAGATTATTATTGATTCAGACGTGGGTAATGTGTCTGTTTCATTAGGACTTGGCATAGGGTAGACTCCGGGTGGTGGTTGTTATGATTCTAACTTAATTCCAAGTATTCTTCCATTTCTTAATCTTTGTAATAGTAGAAGAATAACATCATTAATACAACCTGGTTTTTTATACTCTTGTAAAATCCAATCTTTCAGGTCCGGCGGGACGCGGGCAGAGACTACTGTCCAACCGGATTTCTTCGCTGGTTGCTTTGCCATAATGGTATCTCTAGGATCAATAATAACTCAGTTTCCATTACGTTTACGAGAGGTTAATTTTATTGTAATGGGAAACTGTGGGTAGGACTCTAGTCTATCGGTAGACGGAACTGTAGTCAAGGGATTTTTTCTCTTTGTTTTCAATGACTTAGAGAGGGGTGACTTCCCTGTATACAGCCCGCCAGCGAAAGATTACTTGTCAGTTCTGTGAGGGACGCAGGCCGTGTACTTTTGCGGGTGCTCAGCCTTTTCCCTTACGCTCCGGAGACTGCGGAAAGCTGAGCGGAGCGCATTGGGTGAATTACCTTTCGCGAGGCCCCCGTTGCCGACCAGCACCGGATTCTAATCCGGAGGATCGTAGGTCCGACTCCTGCCGCCGCTACAGTGCACGTTGAAAATGGCTGTCGGTCTAGAAGACTGACGGCCGTACTTTTTATCTGTAGTATGTGGGTAGGCTGCCCCATTTGACTAAGGTTACAGGAGTACCCCTAGACGACGCAAGCGGGGAATGTCCTTTGTTTTCAACACTTTGCACAAGATTTCTTCAGATGGCATACGGGTTTCACCCGATGGACTAGACAAGTACTAAAACGAGAATAATTACTCTAAACCATGTAAGTAATCCATCATATCTATTACAGCACTGTCACCATCAGCGAAAGTTAGATTGAGTGTGGTGCTATTACCGTGGACAGCGGTGCAGGTTATAGTACATTCACCAGCAGAAATGCAGTCGTATTGTAGGCCAAATTCAGGGGGAAAGACAGAGTGTGTCCCAGACAGTAATGTGTACTAGGTGGTTAGGGAAGATTATTGGGACTTTGTTCTTATTTTGGCGATGTTGGAGCATTATGTATTTCATTTATCCTCTAAAAGACATTCAATTTCTTCAAGTGTTTTTGGTAATTTATCTCGTGCAGGTGGAAGATAATAAGCATAACCTAATTTATGTAATAGTTCTTCTAAAAATTCATAACGATGAGCAGACTCAATTTCTATATAAAACTGAATTATTTGAGAGTTTCTTACAATCATACTTTTACCTTTTATATCCATATTAACTCCTCATACTCCCCTTAATCATATCATAATTCATTGTTAGTTGTTGTATATCTGCCATGTCTACGTAAGGACCATGATATCTTACTAATATGTCGTTTTCTGGATATTTTACTAACATATCTCCTTTTCCAAGAAGATTCTCAGCTCCTCCGGTGTCAAGAATAGTTTGAGAATCAACCCTACTTGTACATCTAAGTGCGATGCGGCAAGGCAAGTTTGTTTTTATGGTTCCGTTAATAACTTTAACATCTGCTCTTTGAGTACAGGCGATAATATGAACTCCTGCTGCTCTGGCAATGCCCGCGGCAGTCTGGATTCTGGACATAACCCTAGGAATATCTTCATATTTCTCTTTATCCTCCTTACGAGCTTCTTCGTCTAATTTAATAAGATAACCGAATTCATCTAACATAAGAATAATATATGGAAGGCTTTCTTTCCCACCCATCATTTTATGATAAGATTGAATATTCCGTACCTGTGCATTTTGTAACATACTATTCCGACGACGAATTTCTAACATGATTGTGTTAATCATATTGTGAAATTTGTCCAAGTCATCTGCCACATCTAAAACATGTGGCAGGGTCTTAAATAAAGGTAAATCTAATTTTTTAGTGTCAACCAAATACATATTAAGTTCACTAGGATTAAAGTAGTACCCAAGACTCGATAATATAGCTGCTTCATAGACACTCTTTCCGGAGCCCGTACTACCAGTAAGAAGTACATGAGGACAAGCTGCAAGATCAAAAGCACTCTTATTACCATGAAAGTCTACTCCTAGTGGTACAGGGATTTCCATTTCTTTTACTTTTTCATCGTTCATGTACCAATAGAGAACATCCTTAAAATCTACAATTTTTCGTTCTTTATTTGGGATAAAGATTACTACTTTGTCCTTTATTCGTTGTGTAATTACTTTGTCCACTCCCAAGGAAAGGGCAAAGTCCTCACTACGTTTGAGAAATTTACTAAGACTTTCCCCTTGGTCGAGTTCAAAGAAATATGCCGTTACTACTGGCCCTTGTTCTACACCAATAGGCTTGGCTTGGATGCCAAGACCGATTAGTTTACGGACAAGAGCCAAAGTGTTGGTTGTTTGTTCTGGTGTATAGGATTCTGTCATGGGATAATTTCATCCTCGGATTCTTCGTCGTCTGTGTAGAAATCTTCATCATCGATAAAATAATCAACTTCGATTATATCACAAATACATGGATCTTGCCCACATTCGGGACAGGGGATATTGTCGTTGATTTCATCTACTGGATTCATATTGTTTCTCCTCTCTGTATTCTTTCTTTTATTTCCGGATTACTCAACAATGCTCTATATCGCGGGGATAGATACTTTAGGCCACTACTAAGACTTTGACTATCTTTGAAATGAATAAATGTCCCGCCAGTCATTTCTGCAATTTTCTTCATTTCTGCATAACCACCACTAGTGTTATCGTAGGCTTCACCAATAAAAATTGTATCTATTGGAATCTCTTTTTCTTGATATTTCTTAATAACGCCAATAGCAAAATCCGTTGGTTTACTATCCCAGCTTTCGCTATGACCAATTAACTTACTACCTGTCGGACTACCATCGCTGAAAACTACTCCTCTTGTAATAGACTCGTTGGTTATCATCAAGTCTAACTTACCATACAAAGGCGTTCCTCCACCTGCCTTTATCCCAAGTACAAAGAGATTAAGCAAATCGTAGTCTACGGTTAATGGTTTAGGGTCAATGTTAAGCGGGTAGAGGCAGATACTAGTGGTATTGAAGTCACAGGATGCTGTGAAGTTTTTCACAGCACTGTGAGCATTGGTAATGGCTTCACCGCTCATACTGCCACTGTCATCAAAGACAATACCTAAACGATTGGGGACTGTTTTTGGATCTAGTTCTTTTAATTTTTGTTCTGTTTGCTCACGAACAGCGGCGATACCTTTTTTGAAGCCTAGAGATATCTTAGGTTTTACTGTTAAGTTTGTTGATTCTGTCATTCGTATTCGCTCCTTAATTTGTCTAAATCTAATCCACCTAATTCATCTTTTATAATTTTATCACTACCACAACCTAAACAATTATCTGTGACACAGAAACATAAATTACAAGTACCACAATTATAACACCAATATTCATATGGAGGAGAGTAGGGAAGGTTATGTAGGTCAATTCGCATATTAAAAGTCACCTTTTATATAAGCATCAATAACTTTTCCTACTATAATAGCACGTTGTTTTCTGGTTTTTGCATTATAATATTTGTTTGAAAATTCCTTTGGCCATTTAGATAAAATCATAATTTTCTTTTTTGATAATTTTATTGCTTTATCAAAATTTCTCTTTGTTATTTTAAGTACTAGCATACTCCGTCTCCTTTTTCGTTTTAAAATAATTTAATTCAAGAGCCGACCAACATTCATTTACATCACGGACAAGAATATGATTCTCCGGTTTCTTGTCCGGGTGGTTAATCATTAACCATCGTAGATATTGTTTTCTGGCTACGGGATATTCAATACCTTTAATATCATGTCCGGTTAAATTTTTGAATTTATCGAGATATACATCAACAGGAATAAACACGGCTTGGTTTGTTTGCTCTGTCGGTTTTGGCGTGAAATCGAGAGAAAAGAATTGGTTCATTAATGAAACCATTTCCTTAAATGGTTCGATATATTTCTCGATTAGGAACCAAACTTTAGTTTCTGGATCATAGTCTCGTTCTCCGTAGGGAATATTCTTAAGATACTGAATAAGTATCTGCATCTGATTCCAGTTCTTTGTATCGGAGAATTTAATAGCAAAGGCACTGGATTTACTAGACCAGTGGATAGAGACTTTTGTAGTAGTAGGAGAAGAATCTAGCCATGATGGGCGTCGTCGGTAGGGCATAAAGAACACACACTCCAATCTTTTGAGTTTAGAGAAAATCTGGAAAGTTGTCTACAGGAATATCTAAGAATATCTGCTTTGTTTTCAATAAGTTATAGGATATGTAGAAAGCCATAGAAGCACCTATGGATTTCCATATATCTTATACCATACAAGAAATGCTAACAATTATTATTTTTCAATACCACAATATCCGTTCCATCACACCTATCTCCATGATAAGCGATAGCGGTGTAATTAATCTTCTTATCATGTAACACGATACGATCAAACAATGGATTACGTTGTAATTCGTTAATTGCATTAGCTGCTAGTTTAGCAACTGCGGATAGTGCTTTGGCCATGTTCTTTTCTCCTTTGTTTTTGTAAAATAAAAAAGGGTACATATATTGCTATATGTACCCTGTACAACATTATAGGAAAGATCACATATACTCTAGTGATCTTGATTATATGGTAAACCTACAATCTCAATTACTCCACCGGAACGTAATAATCTTTCCCGGTGGCAGACAAATACGCCTTCCACATACTATCCTTAATAGCCGCCGGAAGATTAGACAAAGACTTCCAAGCCTTTTGTTCCTCAGTCAAGAACACTCGCTTGCTACCACTGGTAATCTCGTTAGTAAGATCAAGAACATCACCAGTGAGGACGAAATTACCCTTTTCATCCTGCTTCGTAGCAATAGCCCGGAGACGGTTCATTACCTTGCCACTGGCACCATTGTTAAAGAGTTTAACAATTTCTGCCTTCACATCCTCTGCCGGACGGACACTACCATCTTCATTTTTCCATTCCTTCTCAGCAAAGGCAAGTAATCCATCCCAGCTTGAAGGATAATCAGTACGGACTTGAATAGTAGTACCAGCAAACAAATTCTTTTCGCTTAGTTCTTCTGCTTTCTTTACATCCGTAAGCATTTCTGCTTCCGTTACGGGCTTACCATTTTCAAGGACAGGATTACCATCCTTGTCGGTCTTGGTCTTAAGACCATAAGCAATATCAAAAGTTTCAGTACGGGTTAGTGGTTGGGTTGGTGTTTGTGTGGCGGTAGACATATTATTTGTTGCTCCTTTTTAGTTTAATGTATATTTACTTCTTTTTCTTTTTTTAAAGTTTCACGTAGTAACCACTTTTCATCATTATCTACTTGAGTATGTGATCTGTAGATACTAATGAACTTTAAAGCCATTTGAACTTGATTGTATTTTATAATACAATCATTTTTAATATAATTAAGTAGATCAAGAGCTTTTTCATTTCTCCATTCTGCTTGATATACATGATTAACTATATTATTCATAAATATTCTATCAACAGGAAATTTACCTGCTATAAAATATAGAATAGTTGGATCTTTCTGTGTTAAAGTCATTCTCAGTATGAGATAATTTTTCTTTTTCTGTAAATGAACTCCTACACTTCCCTCACCATCAAACAATCCCGCCATATATTGTGGAGTCATATTAAATTCTTTTAGTCTTTCAAGTGTTATCATGTTAGACCTTTCAGAATATCCTGTTGTTCAGGGTACTCTGAAAAGTGCCGCGATTTATTCCGTCGCGGCCAGCGGGAGGATTTATGTCTTTCCCCAAAGACAAGACTAGATTATCAGATGGCTTTGGGATTGTCAAGGAGAATCTTTGAGACTATTCCCGGTGTGGTAAAATCAGGGTATATAACTGATTGATTTTCAGGAGTTTGCAAGGATAATTGAGTACACTCTTTTTCTGAAATTATTTTTTCTACATACTCCCAAAATGTCCGCCTGTCTGGGTGGGTGGTGGTTGTTTCCATATAAGCAAACAAGCGAATACAGATATGTGTAATTTCAGTATTTGTAAAGTGAGACTTAATTAGCTTGTCTGTTAAGTCAGAACGATTCTTCATTATACTGTAGTCTGTTGGCATTTAGGCTCCCGTCAATACAAAATGTGGTTGTTCTTGACTAATACTCTTCCCGAGACGTTTCTTACAATCTGGACAGAACTCAAGGGGATTGTTGTTTTGGTCTACTGTGTTAATAGCGTACTCATGTACATTGTGGCAGAAGCGATTAGTACAGATGAGGATGTTTCGTTCCTTTAGTAAGGGCGTATTTGTAGATGGTTTGTTGTTTGTATTAAATCCATAATCACTCATACAATATATTTCTCCTTTATCACTTTCTCAAGATACTCAATTATCTCATACAAACACGTCACGGGACATAACACATATTGGTGAAAGTTTATATGAAAATGATGATCATGTGAATGCCAACAAAGATGCTGTGTCTCTTGCCAGCCAGCGTTTAACTTTCGTAGAACTTCATGGTGATCTTCTTTGTGACTAATATCTCTGGTAGCATCTGGATTGCTGGTGTCTATGTGTTGTAGGGCCTCTACGATTAGTATCCATCTACAATCCGGACTCGGTGGTGGGCTGGAGTTTGGGTTACTTAGATGTTGTTTATACGAACCGCCAGTATAAAACATCATACTCTGTGATGGATTACTATCAATATCTCGGAGGATATTAACAAGGAGTTTTAGTTGTGAAAGCATTAGTCAATCCATTGTAAAATAATAGTAATGATAGCTATCCCGCCCGTACGGCCTAGCGGCCCTTGTAGGGAATTTATTGATGATAACTATCAAGCCAAAGTTGTTCTTGAATCCAAGATTGTACTATAAATCTCAAATACTGACATCTTGTTCTGTTTGCTTTTTTTACTAATCTTTTAAGTTCTACACTATCTTTTTCTGATAACGTAAAACTAAAATGTACTAAATGTTTCTCTGTACCCCATTCAGGAGATGTAGATAATCTTTTTTTCTTCATTTATTTTTCTCCTTGTCTTTTACCTTAAACTAGAATATTCTACAACGAACCAAATAACAACAAACATCACGGCTTGCCAGATAATAGCATTTACGAAGCCTTTTAGAATCTTTTTCTTCGTAAGAGAAGATGTTTGCAGTGGAATTATTTTCATACTGCCCCATTGAACGGACATGACTTTATCCTCCTATCGGACGAATTTTGTATTTCTGTAGCGTATTTTGTGGTGGCTTTCGTACTTTGTTAATGAGATTAACATCATCTTCATTAACTGTAGAAAATCCCGAGTTACTCTCTAAGGATTTTTGTTGTTCTTGTTCTTGTAGCTTTTTATCCTCAATTTCCTTCTGTTTTCTTCTATTTTCTGCTTCTCGTTCGTCTTTTGCTACTAATGCAGCAGCAATAAGTAATCCTTCTTCTTTTCCTAAAGGATGCTCTTCTGTTATGCTCTCCGCAGAGGCATCTACAGTAGTAGCATATCCTTCCTTATCTGTCACCATAGCAACATATCCTGTTGCTTTTAATGTATACATTGCATTTCTTTGTATAAGGCTCTCTACTAATTCCTGTGGCAGATATCTAGTACGATTACTACATGCCTTGGAACAGTAAAGCCGATTAAGTCTAAGAGCCTTAAACTTATGTTGACAAATAATGCAAATCTTGTGATAAATTGGCATTAATTCCACTCTTTCATACACTGTACAGATTCCATAATGGAACGTACATGCTGAATACAACCCATGTTTGATGCCTGTACCAATATATTATTGGCATTATTTTCGTATGTCTTAATATTGTGGCAGTTACCACAAAGAACTTGATAACGATAACGAATCTCTCGAATAGCATCATGTGCTCGATATTTGAATGCGTCACAGATCATTTTTTGTATTACTCTAGGTGAAAATGCAGAACGTTCGATCTTACCATCATCGAATATATGATCTAACTCAAGTGCTCGAATATCGTCAAAGTATCCACACTGTACACAGGCAGTACCAAGCATCATTACCGCAAGCATACGGTAGTTTACTTTAAGACGATTTGTTTTAACAATCTCCGTATTCACTGACATTTGAGGCATTTTGTATAATCTCACCAGAGGCGTAAGGTGCCTAGAGCAGTGTATGACTACGCTGTGGCTCCTGTCAAGTGAATTTTGCTCTGTGTAAAGTATAGGAAACAAAAGGGTTAACCATCCCCACAGAGAAACGCGCTGAGAACTGGCTCTGTACCCTATTTTCAAAGGTGCTCGAAATCGAATGTGGGTACCCGATGGATTTGATATTAATGGAATGATTAATTTTATTAAATGAAAAAATATATATCAAGAAATAATAATTAATCAAATCACTAACAAAATACCTCAGAACAGCTCACCTACGATTTCCCGACCCTAGGCAAAAAGGGGTCAGAGTCAGATCGCAGCTTGTTTCTCTCTAAGAAAACCTATCTCTATGAATCTAAAGAAGTAATCTATTCACAAGATCACTTTTCTAGAGTCACAAAGAAGCAATACTATGCTCTAGGCACTTTATAACTCTCATTATAAGACCTAAATTGCTCACTAAAACCCCCAACAAGACCACTAGTGGTGGTTCTATGAGGATAAGCACCACTAGGGTCGAGTTTTTTGGGGTTATTAAACCTTATTATAACCAAAGAACTTCTTTACTTTTTCCGAATGTTTACGTCGCATATGTCGTGGTAATGATCGTACTATTTGTTTGCAGTGTGGACATACTGAAGTAGTCTTATTATGACGACCTTGTTGTCTTGTTGACATTAACTTTTCTCCTTTAATGATTTTGCCCCACGTAACCTACTACCATGAATCTTCTCAAGCCAGACTTGCCTAACTTCCGGACTAACCACATCCGGCATTAAACGAGACAAATTTCGTTTAACCCGAAATGCTCGCCTTGGATGCTGGACGCTATCAATAATCTCATCCATCGTTAACGGTACAGAATCCCGCCTATTATCTACGGCTTTATCCAAAACCGTAGTATCACCAGCAAACGGATTCCCATGCATACTAGAAGCGCGATTATATACCCGTATTGCTTCATTAGAAATCCTCCGTTTCTCCTGAGCAATCTTATGCTCATCCGACCTAACAGGACATACAAACGAGTCAATTATCTCATCCAATGTCTTGTTAGTCTTGCGCTTGTTCTTCTGCATCATAATCAGGAATCCATCCTCTCTCATGATTGATTTCGTCGTGATAATAACGAAATCCACAAATACTATCATCATGATGCGTATGATGTAATCCGCACTGAGGGCAGTAAGCACCACGGGAATCATTATCCGAATACATATTCTTTTTCCTCCTGCTAATAGCCTAGTCACCGCTATTTACCATAGCATAGACTATTAGCGTAACCTAGAAGTTATATTGCTTCTTGATTGCCACAGCCCGCTCCATTGCCTTGAGCATCGTCTGACACTTCGGATGCCCTTTAGCAATGAGTTCTACTTCATCTTGTGTCTTAGTTCCCTTATATGCAGGACTCCCTGCCATCTTAACCACAAGACTCTTCCAACGTCCAATTGCTTGCTGGCAACCATACTTCAATTCCTTAATCGCCCCCTGTTCAAGCATGTAACGCTGATACTGAGAAGGATTGTCAAACGAGTTAGCCTCATTACGTTGTAACTCAAAGGCCAACTCAACCAACGTTGTCGTAGCAGTATTCACCACCACAATTGATTCTTTGTCTTTCTCAATCGTGGTAGTAACTTGCTCAAGTTTGCTGGTTTCCTTGTTTTCCTTGTTCTCCAATCCCACAACCGGAACAACCGTCTTTACTTCCGTTGCTACTGGCATTGTATTATCCTCCGCTTTGAATTGTAGTCTTGATTAGTACAGGTTAACGCGTGAGAGGGAGAGAAGTGTACTGTCCTAGTTGCGTATCAGACTAAAGAACAGGATATGCTAGCTTACCTGCTTAGTGGATAGGCTTTGGTTAAGGCAGTGTTCTTTCACTCCCACTCATTAACCTGTACTTTCTAGGCTACTAGCAGAAGAAAAAAGATTGCGGAGTAAGCAGCTCCCACCATTACTTGGCTTGCTGTTACCAACCGTTGGCCTATTCATTGTAATTCAGGCCATCCGATCTAACAGCACCAAGCTAACAGCAGTTAAGCTGTACCGCTTGTCATACAAGATGGGACATGATAGCATTGCGCTTGCTTTGATGTGCCTGACTGTCTAACACTACACAGTCCGCGCTGTAATCATCGTGCCATCTATTACCATCGGTTGTGTTGACCACGCCTCACGCCAATTCCGGTCAACCGATCAACCTGCTGTAATGGTGTAATCCTACCACAGCCGTGGTCAGTGTCAAGTTTATTTTAATAAAGATCATTCAGTTAATTCTGTAACGACTGAAACAAGTAAGTCTATCATCATACTAATGATTACTACAGAGTACTTTATGATACAAAGTATTAACCATTATGCTATTAACCAAGGCGACACTAGTAATACACTTGTTTGGTAATGAAATTGCATACGTTGCACAAAAATTTTTTGTAAAAAATAATATACTCGGAGTAAATAATCATCTCTATTAAGGGAAATTGTGTAATAATGGGAGTTTGATTGTACTAAGTTAGTGTTGTTAAGAGTTGGTCGGAGGGAGTTTTTGTAGACAGGCGGGGTTTGGAAAAATAAATTGTAAAGTGTTGGTAGACAAGGGCGGATATTATTGGACATGCGTGTATATAAAGGATAGAGTTGTGTCCAATAGGCATGGGCACAGAAGGCCTTACCGGGAGCGAGAGGGCATTAGTGTATGGATACTACTATTGAATCTCAAAAAGCTATGGACAATAGCGGTGAGGATATTGATAGTGGCCCGTTAGCTAATGCCCTTTTGTTACACATAAAAGAGTATTATGGCAAGACACAGCAACAAACCGCATCAAAGGACGATAGACAAGATCAATCTGTTGGTTAGGCTGGAGTTGGATAATCCGCAGCTTAATTCAACGCAGATTGCTTTGTTGTGTGGGTTGAGTATTGGGCGGTTCTCCGTTCTAAAAGCATCTCCTTTGTATCAGACAATACATAATCAGTATATGACAGGATTGCTAACTAACTTTGATACGAAGATTAAAAATGGCTACAATATTAGCCAAGAGACATTAGAATTTGCTGTCCCGATAGCAATGCAAGGTTTGGTTAAACAGGCACTTACGGCCAAGGATGAGAGAGTTAAGAATAAGGCGTTTAATGATATTCTAGACAGGGATGGGCGCTTTGCGAAAGTTAGCAGAATTGGAACTCCTACTGCTGAACAGGGTGGTATAGCAGATGATAAGGATAATAGGGCAGTGTTGGAGATGATTAATGCATTGAAGAATAATCACCCAAACGGGGGCGGGGCATCGTTACCCAATCCGCCAGCGCCGAGTATAAACACTCCGCCATTAACAGAAAGCACTCATTAATATGAAACGCCTCTATATTATAGCCGCATTACTTTTCCTGGCCGCCATCGGGCAATGTGCAGCGGCGCAGACTACACAAGCACAGTGTAATACAGACACTGCTTCTCCTAGTGTACAATTAATCTCTGGAATAACAACAACATCCTATACGGACTCTACCCCAGTAGATAACACAACCTACGCATATATCGTAACTGCTAATGATTTTGCTGGCTTTGCCTGTAGTAATCTCGTCCTGAACGTAACAATCCCGATCACAGGAACACACACTGTAGCGTTAAGCTGGGTTGCTAGTACAACATCCGGCGTAACCTATAGTGTGTTTCGGGCGCAAGTACCAGTCGCACCTACAGGACTTACGGTTACGGTGAATTAATGAAACCACAGCCAATGTGTTTTATTTGTGGTAAATTACCAGCGGAAACAAAAACAAAAAGGTTGGTAATAGATCACAATCATGATACTAATGTAATACGTGGTTGGTTATGTGATTTTTGCAATTCTCAAGTAGGATTATTTGAAAGTAAATGTGATAGATCACCAATTATAGTAGAACGAAGATTTCAAATAAGTTACAGAGCATGGTTGGCGTGTTATCTTAATAGATTGTATTTACATCTTAAAAATAATACAGGATTTAAATACCATAATCGACGCGATTTCCGGCGTCGATTTAGCTGTGCATTTGCGAGATAACAATTGGATTCGTACAAGAAACAATTGATATAATGTCAACAATCCTCACAGATATCTCTGATATTAGTAGTCCGCAAGTTGACTTGACACAAGAAGTCAATAGAACGTCCTATGCTTATCGTTGGAATATAATCCCACCTAGTACAAAACTCTCCCCATATGTCCAAAACCTTTCCCATCGTTTAAATGCCCTTGGTGATAACTTCTATTTCATTAAATTCATCCTTCGTAAACATAGGCTTTCTAATTCTTTTCATCGTCAATATTGTGATGCCTTTCAGAGTTGGTCTTTGAAAGAAGTATTTGAAGTACCTAGAGATCATTTTAAAACCACCATTGGTAGTGTCGGTATGCCTATTTGGTGGGCCTTGCCGTTTAATGATCGTGATGAGCGAATGATGAGGGCACTTGGTTATGGTGATGAATGGATTGCTTGGATGCATCGTGCTCACGATCAAAATACACGTACATTGATAGCAATGGAGACTATTACTAATGCATGGAAGGTAGGGAAGAAGATATCGTCAGAGTATAAGAATAATAATTTCTTTAAACAATTATTTCCTGAGATTCTTCCTAATACATCGTGTCAGTGGACAGCAGACACTATGACACATCTCCGTGATTATACAAAAGGAGATGCTAATCAAGGTGAAGGGACATATGAATTTACGGGAGTCGATGCTGCTCTTCAGTCTAAACATTATCGCCGCCTTGTATTTGATGATCTCTATGGAAAAGATGCTCTTAAGTCTGAACTTGTTGCTCTTAGTACATGGGAATGGATGCAACTTGCAGTAGGCGCTTTTGATTCTGATCCAACTAATCCGGACATGGAATGTGATGAAGTAGTAAATGGAAATCGTTGGTCATTCCATGATCTTAATTGGAAGATTAAGAAAGAACTTCCTTATTTCAAATTCCATACACATGATGCTGAAGGTGGTTGCTGTGAACTACATCCACCCGGAATACCAATATTCCCTGAAGAATGGTCGATGGTTAAGTTATTAAGAATGCGTCAACGTCTTGGGGAATATTTTTATTCATGTCAGTTTCGTAATCGACCAATACCTCCCGGTGGAAATACCTTTAAATCTGAGTGGCTTCGACATTATGTATTAATTTCCACCACTATAAGCAAAGCTGCTCCCGGTTGGAAACAAATAAATATTAATATCCCTATGTCCGAAAGTGGTTCTTTCGGTACACAAGGCTACCAGATTGTCCCACACGAAGATATGGTAAGCAAGCGCCATATGACAGTCCGCCACGAGATGAATAATGGTGTTCTTCCTAAAGATATAGCTACTTCTAATCTCACTAAAATGCTTATGATTGATCCGAATCATAAAGGAGAAACAGGCCGTGCGAATCATGCTCTTATGCTTCTTGGAATCAATCGTGATCCTTTTAATCTTTACATACTTGATGGACGTGCTGATACCTGTAGTCGGGAAGATATTATGCACCATGCGTATGTTATGGCGGAGAAATGGCGGATTAGAGAGATATGGGTCGAAATAAGTGCAGGACAAACATGGTGTAAGACGGCATTTGAGATTGAGGATAAACTTAGAAGTTCATTAGGAAAGTGGTACTTCCATCAAATAAATGAATTTAAAGACAACCGGAGTGACAATGCGAAAAGTGATCGTATTGAGGACGCAGAGCCATTTTTTCGTCGGGGGCAGATATGGGTTTGTCAGAACGACCAGACAGGCTTTACGCAAAAGTTTATGGAAGAATATAATGAATACCCTCATTGTGCAACTAGGGATATCCTCGATATTTTAGGACATGGGTTGCAGAATCTTGATTTAAGTAGAATGAGTGAACCAGAGATGGATGGTTTTATATTACAACAGCAGAAACAAGCTATGATGTTACATGCTGGGAGGAATTCTGTCACGGGGTATTAGTATGTTCAATGCGGAAATAGTTAATTTACAGAACGAACTAGGGCGGAGAAAGAAAGATAATGGAAACTCCGAGAATAAATTGGGAAATTAATATAGGGACCGTTTTTCATGTACTAATACTTATAGGTGGTCTAGCCGTTGGGTATGGGAGTATGATGAATAATTATGAGACACATTTAAAAATCATACAAGACATGCAACAACAGACAACAAGGATTGAGAAGTATTTAAGTTCTAAAGATCCTAATTATTGGAAAGACTCTAAGGATTATTAAAACAATGTGGCAGAATATACAAAGGAATTGGAAAACAAATTTAGTTTCATTGATTGCATTTATATATACTATCCCACAGGCTGTTGTATGTATTCAAGAATGGATTAATAATCAGCCCTGTAATTGGCGATCGGCAGTGTTGGGATTGTTACTTGGTCTTGGGGCAGCAGCAGCAAAAGATTCAGATAATCATAGTAATGTAACTGAAGTTAATAAAGCTACGAAAGAGGATGAAGTAAATAATCCTTTACCACAACAAGCCTGGAAACCTTTTCCAGATAAAAAGAAATAGGAGTCTTATGGCAAATGGAGCTTTAACGTTTCTTAGTAAGTTAGGTAAATATTTAGCAGAAGGTATAGCTATTGCTACTGGTGTTATGCCATTAGTAACACCATTATTTGGTAGTAAAGCACCTGGAGTTACAAGTAGTGTAGGTACTGCTGTAAATGATTTAACTGCTATTGGTGGTGTTGTTGTACAGGCAGAAGCCTTGTTACAAGGACAGGGTACTGGTCCACAGAAACTAGCTGCCGCGGCACCGTTGGTGGCGAATATTGTTAAGACTAGTGAATTAGTAAGTGGGCATCAAATCACTAATGAAACTTTGTTTATCCAAGGTTGTACAGACTTAACGAATGCTGTAGCAGAAATTCTTAACTCATTAAGTTCAAATGGTGTTAATAGTACTGGAACAGTAATAGCCTCTGTACCAACACCAACTATTGCACCAGTACCTGCGGTTTTTAAACCTTTTGGTAAGTAAGTTTTCCCAAAGACAATCATCTTATGTCATTATTGAAACCAGTAAAAGTAGATTTCGGAGAGGACGAGAATAAAGCCTTAGACAAATATGTCTATGACAATCTCACGTCCTTGAAGAACTCCTATGCAAACCTGCATGAAAACTTGGTTCCTAAATGGCGTAGGTTGATTAAAGGTAAGCCAAGAGAAGAAACACGTAACTTCCCTTGGCCTAACGCCAGCAATGTAATAATCCAGTTAATAGGGGAAAATGTCGATGTACTTAAAGCTACCCAGCTTGGGAGTATATATGAGATTCTTCCCCTATTTTCTGCTGGTCTTGTGGGGGATTTTGAGGAAGCAGAACAGGGAGATAAGCAACGTGTTGCACTGGAAGAGTTCCTTAATTTAATGGGGCTTAGTAAGAAAGAGTTAGATTTATATCGTGTAGAAAGCCGAGCCGCACATGATAATGCTGGGTTAGGATCAGTTCTAATTAAGTTACCCTGGGTAACAGAAACAGAAGCGGTGGTAACAGGAATAGATTCTAACAGTAAGCCGATGTATGAGAAAGAGATTATATATGATGGTCCAAGACCTGAGAAACTAGCTTATGAAGATTGGGCAGCAACACCCGGAGCTAGTACATGGGAGTCGGCAAATTTCAAGTATCATAAATACACACTCACTAAAAACAAATGTGAGGAACGAGTATTCTTCGGGGCGTTTGATAAGGAAGCATGGGAAGATATCAAAAACTCTCCAACTAATGAAAGCATTAGCACGGAGGATGAAGAGAAGTTAAGGTTGCAGAATATTGATCCACCGCAGCCAAGTGGGAAGAGTATTGCAACATGGACATTTTATGAATGCTGGTTTAAATATTGGCATGACGATGTTTTATTCAGCATCCTTTATACTATCCATCTGGGTCACGGAGATAACGCTGGACAGGGAAAGCGAATGTCAGCTTTCTTTAATTTCTACCCTAAAAATGATGAACCTTTTGAGTATTGCAGGCTTGGTTATAGTGAAGATGGGCTTATAGGATACGGCTTTGCAGAAATGGGAGAGATGTATCAAGAAGAGGTATCCACTGGACATAATCAGCGTGTTGATAACCGTACTCTCGCTAATACTTCAGTTCTCCTTGGCGGTCGTAATGCTAGGATTGATGCTGGTATTAGTTTATTTCCTATGGCTGTGTTGCCGTTTGATAAGAATGATGTTGATATCGTCCAACTCGGAGCAAACTATCCAAGTAGTGTTGCGGAGGAGCAGCTTACAATAGCACTTGCAAAGGCTAGATTCGGAACAGATATTCCCGGTGGAGAAGGTATGGGAAGTGGTACAGTAGATAAAAAAGGTAATTATAACAGCATGGGCACCTTTTCTATCATGCAGGCAGGTAACAGAAGAATTAATATCAATGTCACAGACTTTCGATATATGCATCTTAATGTAGGACAGAAGTCTGTTAGACAGTATGCATATTTTGGAGTCGGGGACGAGCGACTTAAGTATCTTGGAAAACAAAAAGAAATTCTCCAGAGAGCAATGGAGAATATCAAGTCAGGTCGTTTAGAATTACCTATTAAGGCAGCGACAGCTAGCATTAATAAAGAAATCGAAAAGCAAACTGGAATGCTATTTACGCAAGTAATGAATAGGCATTTCGGAGCTATAGGACAGTTATTACAAGGTGTATTAAACCCGTCTGTGCCAGAACCTTTAAAAGAGTATATTATGGGTTCCATAAGTGCACAAGCATATGTTATGGGTAAGTTACTTCGTGCCTTTAACTATGATGATATATCTCGTATGCAACCAGAGGTAGAGATTTTAAATAAACTAAGGAGCCAGAGTAATGGACAACCAAACGTTCAAGGATCAGCAGAACAAGGTGGACAAGGTAATCAACCCGGAACTCAGCAAAATAATGGAACGCAAACAGGAGGTACTCCTGCACCTAAAGCAGCCGGAGCAGGGCCTACTGGACAATTATTACAATAACATCTTAACTCAATTAAATAATGAGTTAACTTTTAATTTTGTTAATTCACAAGGACGTGATATCTCGGATGTTATTCGTGGGAAGATTTTTATGGTAAAGGATTTGTTAAGTCTTAAAGATAGATTAGAAAAGATTGTTAAGGAAGGAGCTAAAAACTAATGGCCTGGGGAAAAGAATTAACGAAAGAGGATCTTGTTAAAGCAGGATTGAATCCTGATGATCTTACGGAGTTAAAGGCAAAGGGTGTTACTAAAGAAGAGTTAACTGCAATGGAAACGAAGATTACTACTTCTGTTACAGAGGCTCTTACAAAAAGTCTTGGGGAATTAGAAACTCGTCTTAGGACACCTACTAATAAAGAGGGTGAAGGAAATAATAACAACAATAACAATAATAACAACAATCAGACCGAAGATGATACGGCTGCTTTTTTAACCGATGCAGTAGGATTCGTTAATAAGAAAGTAGGCCAATCTATTGCTTTTACTGCCATCAATGCAACTAAGATGCGTATGGACTTGGCATTAGATCGTGCTAAAATGGCCTCACCATTATTTAAGAACGAAGCTCTTGCTAAAGAGATTATGGATGAGTGGGGTTCTTATAAGCCAGAGAACTTTGCCATGAATAAAGATTTTGATCCTGATAAACTTCTTGGGAAAATTATTAATATGGTAAAGGGTTCCCATGCAGAAGAAATTCAACGAGATACGGATAAACGAGAAGGTAAATATAATCTCGTAGCATCTACCAGCGGTGGCGGTGGAGGTGGTGGGAATGGTAATATTGGTAATGATAATACTGGTAAGAAACCAGAAGATATGTTAACAGAGATTGAAAAAGCGCAGGCTGCTCGTTATGGTATGACTCCAAAAGAATGGGCAGATCAAAATGCTGAAATGGCTGCGGAAGAACAGAAAGTACTAGCGAGGGCTTAAATAAATGTCACCATTAAAGAGACACACACCACTACCGGAGAATATTCAGTTTGCGACAGAAGATCAAGCTGATGCTATGATATCTGGATTAGGAAATGAAGTAAAGACTAGTCCTATTGACAGTTCTGAACAAATTGATATTGACCCCATTAACCCACTAGCCGATCTTGCTGCAAAGGTACAGGAACATCTTCGACAGAATATTGCCGATAATTCCATGTCCTCTGCACCTAAAGAGGCTTATGAAACTGGGGGAGTTACTGTTACACCACCAACAGATACTAAAGCCTATCAAGGTCAACTAAGTCCAAGAGATCGAGATGATCTTATTGGTCGAATGAAGGCAGGAACGGCTACTAAGGCAGATTTGGCAAACATTGATGAGTCTATGATTATGGACTTACCAATGATCCAAGCGTCTAATTTTAGTATACCTGGGCAATATAGTCCTAAGCCGAAAGATCCTGCCATTCGTTTTAGGTGGGTAAATTGTATTAATGCATTACAAAGTAATATGCAACGCTTTTTGGCTTTAGGTTTTGTCTTAGCAATACCTGATGATGTTGATCAAGTTAAGACACCTTTAGCGGATTCGATGATCAATGGAACACAAATTAAACAATATGATGTTGTTCTTATGAAGATCAATGTACTACAACTTATGGCCCTTTATAAGAAGAATGTCTTGGATAGTCTCTATAAATTAGATTCTGTCCAACGTGGCGGAGTAGCAGCGGCAAGTCAGTCTTTTATGGATGATATTAGTAAAGATCCTGTTGCTAGGGGTCAATTAGCGAGTGCTACATATAAACGTGGTGGGGAATCTCCTGTTACGTTTACACAGAATTAAACAACGGAGAAATAAACAATGGCTTCATTACTTGCAACACATGCTATTATTGAAGTAGTGAGTACTAAACAAAACACTACGGAAATGACAGATGCACCACAAGAGAAAGCGGCACAGACTTTCTTTATGGGAACGCCTGTACAATTAAATGGTGGTTATGTTCAGGCATGGGATGGTGTTACTGTTGCTAAGGGCATTGCTGGTGTGGCTTTAGAGAATGCTCATAACCTTGCTACTAATGGTGCTGGAGCGCCTACTGCTTTTGGTATTGTAGGATTTCCGGGTACTGGTACTACATTTGGTAGTGTTCAATTTCAGCCGAATGCTGTTAATATTCCTGAAGGCGCTCCAGCATCATTAGGATATATTGACATGGCAGAAGCTAATCCTGATACTATTTTCTCAGCACAAACGGATAATAGTACTGGCACTGCTACTACACCAACTGTTGCCAATATTGGCTCACAGTATGGTATGTCCTATGATGCTAATGGATATGCATACGTGGATTTTGCAAAAGTTACACCTGGGACTAATACTGTTGTATTAATGACCGGGCTTCATCCTATTGATGGTTCTATTGCAAATGCGAGGATTTTATTTCAATTCTTACAGAGTGCTTCGCAGTTAGTACCGTAATGATTTTTTTGATTTTAATCTTGCATTAATAGTCTAGGAGTTTAAATTATGAGTATGGTACGGGGCCAGTATGCTCAATTAATGGCACCAGGACAAAGAAAGATCTTTGTACAATGGAATGAAATGTATCAAAGAGAACTTCAATATCCTGCTGTCTTTAATGTTGAAACAATTACTTCAATGTACAAGGATGAGTTAGAATTTGCTGGAACTGGTCCTATGCCATTGAAGCCTGAGAATACACCTTTGTTTTATACAAGGTTAATTCAGGGTGGTACTATTCGTAGTATCCCCTTAACTTATGGAATGGCTGCACGTTCGTCATTTGAGTTGCATGATGATGATCAGTATGGGGTTATTAAGCAGGTTCCGAAAGCATTAGCTCGCTCGCAACAATTTACGGAAGAGTTAGTGCCTTGGAATATTATTAATCTTGGTTTCTCCACCGTCAAGAGTATTGACGGTGTGACCTTGTTTAATAATCAACATCCCTTACTTGGTGGTCCTACTGCTACTTCATACACGCCCGGTATTAGTACTATTATTTCAGCACCGGGTACTTATCCTAATCGACCTGCTACTGATATTGATTTGTCTTTTGCTGGAATTCAGTTAATGACTAACCAATTTCAGGGTATGGTAGATGGACAAGGTTTGCCAGTTACTTACTTCCCAAAATCTATTCTTATTCATTTTACTAATAGATTCTTGGCTCGTGAGTTACTTGGTTCACCGGGAAAACCGGGGACTGCAACTAACGAAATTAACTCACTTCTTGGTGAAGATTTGGGTTACATGATTAGCAATTATCTCCAGTCTGTCGGAGCATGGTTTGCTCTTTGTGAGAAGAAATATCATCATCTTAAGTTTATTTGGCGCCAAAAGCCGAAAACGGACTTTGATGATGATTTTGATACCAAGGCTCTTAAAGAATCTGTTGTGTCAAGATTCACGGCTGTTCCTGATAATTGGCTTGGTGTTTGGGGTTCAAACGGACCATAGTAATAAATTAGTATTGGAACAAGGAGCCAGTACTTTTATATCAAATGGAGATTATAAATATGAAGTTTCTTAAGAGTTTAGCATTATTAATCCCCTTTCTTGTTTTGACCGCGGGGTTAAGCGAAGCACAGCAAACACAATATGTACAAAGTTATGGACCAGTAACATCGGTAGTAGCATGTACTGCTGCTGCTGGTGTGAATACTTCTGCTGCTATTGCCCCTTGTGGTGGCCAAGGTGGAATGTATCAGAATAGTCTTGTTTTGTCACATACATTAACGTGGACTTCTGTAGCGACTGTTTCAACTTGTACTATTGAGTTGGAACAGTCATCTACTGGTACTGGTTCATGGACATTGTTGGGTACTCAACAGACTTGTACTTCCTCTGGGACATATACATTTATTGGTACTGCGGCATATGTAAGAGTTAATATTACAGCTCTTACTACAACCACAGGTACTTTTCAGTTTAATTATTTTGGTCAAATAGGAAATAATCCTCTTGTTGGGGAGTTAATGTTATGTGGAACTGCTGCTGCTTGCAGTCCTACTTTTGGCATTGTTGGTCGTATTGTATTCGGTTCCTGTCCAGCATCATCTTCTACCACTTGTGTAGTTACTGGTATTAACCCAGCATTTACAGCTACAACATCGTATTTTTGTAATGTAACTGATAATACTACTGCTGCTAATAATGCTTTGAAAGTTACGAATACTAGTACTAGTTCTTTTACTATTACTACAACTTCTAGTTCTGATGTGTTTAGTTATACTTGTATTGGGTATTAAAGGAGATTTTATGGCAGATTCACCGATTCAACATGGGTTGGTTAAGTATGAATACCAACCAAATAGTTTTGCACAGTATAGGTATTACTGTGAATGTCTTTGTGGTTTTCAATGTCGCTTAGGAACAGAACAAGCATCTAAGAGTCAATTTGATTCACATCTAATGGCTCATGGTATGGATGCTTATTTTGCTACTTTAAAATCAGATGCAGTAGTTAGTGAAAGTGATGTTAATAAAGTTGCTGATGGTGGTGCTAGTAGTAATGAAGGAGATGGTAGTCAGTTAATTACTGGTAAGGTATCACCAGAGGGTTTAACGGAGCATGAGAGTACTAGTACTACTAAGTGGGATCCATTTGTAGAGCCTAAGAAAGAAGTAGTTACTACTACCACAAATACCAGTCCAAAGATTACACCATTACCAGTGAAGTAAGAAGGCTAAAGGAGCCTCTTATGTCTGAGCATCATCATAGTGACGATGATACACATCAATTAAGACGTATCGCTGATACACTGGAAAAGTTATATCATTTGTTGTTACACGCGGCAAATGAAGATAGTTCACCCACTAAAATCGAAGTAAAATGGAAAATTGAGGGAAAATATATGTCAACGAGTTCTTTACCACTTAATCTCAATGCAACATCAAATGCAGTCGGTTCTGTTACGGAGTTGAATAGTGATGGGTCAGTATTCGTATTTAACCCAGCCTCTATCCAAGCAGTAGCACAAGATCCGACTATTGTTGGTGTTGTCGTAAGTCCTACTAATGGTGCAATTACGGTTACTCCTCTTAAAGTTGGTAGTACTTCTGTAGCAGTACAAGATTCTGCTACAGGTGTTGTTAGTCCGACGTATACCTTTACTGTTACTCAATCTACTACTGGCCCAACGCCATCTAGTCTAAGTGTTTCTTGGGCAGTGACACCTTAACTTTATTAACATAGGTTCCCACTACCTTACGGGGGATAGTGGGGGCTAGGGTAGGTTTTGTGGCTCCTTTACTACCCTAGTTTTTAATAATTATCATAACCGAAAAGGAGCCAGTTTTTTCTTTTTGTAGGATATATAAGGATTAATTATATGGCGTACAAAGGGAAAAGAAGTTATCTTTCTGGTCCGTGGCACTTTTGTAATAGATGTGCCTTTAAGTGGCATATTAGTGAGATGACATGGCAGCGTGGATTACTTCTTTGTCCTTGGTGTTTAGACTATGGTAATGATGGTGTTCCTCTTATTGGACAAAGAGAAGCTATGATACAGGCAGTTTTTGATGTACCTACAATGGAATTACAACCTGACCCGAAACTTACTGAAGCTAGTGAGATTATAGGGAATATGGATGAAGAGCTTATTTGGTAAAATTTTATAACTTTTAACGGAGACAACAAATGGCAACATCACCTTCACTTCCGAATATTCAAACGTATCCATTATGGCAAGCAGTTAATCAGCAGAATGGGAATGTCATGTATACTCTTGAAGTGGCACAGGTACAAGTTAGTGCTGCTCAGATGAATTTACTTAAGACAACTCCTATTCAATTAACACCAACACCGAGTATTTATCAATGTCTTTGGGTTGATACTTATTCAGTTCGACTTGATTATGGTGGGACTGCATATACATTGAATGGTGGAAACCTTAAATTATTTTATGGTCCAGTAACAAACTTAAATCCCCTTACTAGTGATCTTAGTGCGATTTTAACACAGACTGCTAGTGCGATTAGTATTAATGGACCTATCTTATTTGTAGGTCCAGCGTCTTTTGCTACTACACAACAAATGCCAATTTATATTGGTAATTCTGGTGGTGCTAATTATTCACTAGGTAATTCACCAGTTACTTTTACTGTTTTCTTTGGTCGTACAACTCCGTAATTGTATAGGAGATTATAATGGACGTAACATCAAATCCTTGGGTGATAACGGCCGCGGATGTTGCTGCTGGACCTGTGATAGTGTTTGCGTATAAATGTCTTATTGATAATGTGGAGTTTCAACAGTATACAAATACCACAGATAGTGCAACAATAAATCAAGCAAATGGGAAGAGTTTTGCTTATTTAAAAGGTGCTGCGGATCTAGAAACTGTCCGAACAGGACAATCAAGACATGCAGATGGGATTGTGATACCTATAAATGGTATTACGCTAACTGGAACAGTACGTATTTATCATCATTAAAAAGAGGATAACAATGAAAAAAATAAATTTACTTTTGTGTATTTTGTTGTTATCTTCTTTTTCTTTTTGTCAGTTATCAACACAATCTCCTCCACAGACATATTCATTATCTGTACAAACACCGTATATACTACCTGTTATTGGTAGTGGAACACAGTATTACCAGATATCATGGAATGTAATTGGAAGTCTTTCAGCTTGTACTGTGGAAGTTGATAGTAGTACAACCGGGACTGGTAGTTGGGGTTCCGGGGATATTATTGCGTCACAGACATGTACTAGTAGTGGGAATTTTACTAGTACAGCACATACGGTGAATTATGTTCGGATTAATACTGCTGCTTCTATTACTGGCACTGGTAGTCTTGTCGTTACACTTACAGGATATTTAAATAATCCTGCTGGTGGCGGTTCTGGTACAGTTAATACAGGTACAACTGGACAGATAGGTGTTTATCCTGGAAGTGGTACTACTATTGGACCTGATAGTTTATTGACTGATAATGGTGCTACTTTAACTTATACTGGTACTAATTATATTGCACCCAATGGTTCAACTACTGTTCCTGGGTATACTTTTAATTCTTATAATACTACAGGTATTTCTGCATGTTCGGCTAATATTTTATGTGCCTTATCAAATGGTATAGCAGTTGCTATTTTTACTGGTGGAATTGAAATAACAAATTCTGGAACATTTAAAGCTAGTCAAACTGGAGTTTCTACTGGTGCGGTGGGGGCTAGTATAGGTACTACTGGTAGTGGAACAACAGAAGCGTGGAGTGTTAATAGTTCTAATAATACTGGGTTAATTTTACAAAATCAGTGTAAAGTAAATGGTGCCATTACCCTTTCAACTTCTCCAACTACTATATGTTCTTGGACATTACCGAATGCAGCACAAACTTGGTCTTGGTTTTGTAATGGTAGTTATTCTATTACTGCTGGAACTACTCCTGAAATATCATTAGGAATGAATGCGTCACAAGCACCCACTACTGAAACTGGTCATGGTCTAATTGGATCAATTGGATCAAGCGCTTCGGCAGTACAAGCATTTACTTATAATAGTGCTACTTCAACTAGTGCAGGAAATGTACCATTTGCAACACCAACAGTTGTTTTAACTACTGTAACAGATTCTCCCTTTCAAGCATGGGGTATTATTCAAGCATCTGCAACATCAGGAACATTTGCTATTACTGCATTACTTAGTGGTACAACACCAGCAGGTACTATAGTAACTGGAACAATTTGTAACATTGAATAAATAATTAAAAAGTAGTTTATATGTCTAAGAATTATTTTGAAATAAAATTTAAGGGTCCATGGAAGGGTGTTAATTCTAACATACCAGAGGACCAACAAACGGTGGATTCTTCACCGTATATGAATAATTTTATTTTAAAGAATGGAGAAATTCGTACTAGGCCAGTACAGTCATTATATATTCCCGGACCTCCAGATGGGAATCCGGTACTATTTATACATACATTTCAAGATAGTAATAATGTAAATCATACTTGCTGTGTAACTAGTTCTGGTTTATGGCAACTAAATAGATTATGGACAAGGAATTCAACTAAACCAAATAAAGTATGGAGTCTAGTTGGTTCCTTTCCAGTACAACCTGGTCCTAATAATCCAGCAAGTGTTCAAGTATTCGTTGATAAATTATTTTGGACAAATGGTGGTCAAAATCTTTGGATGTGGGATGGGATAACTAGTGTAAGTGCTCCTGCATTATGGCAGAAGAATACACCATATTTACAAGGATCACAAATCATAGACTCTCATGGTAAAGTCCAAGTTGCTAGTAATTCTGGTATTAGTGGTGGAGTAACTCCTGGTTGGTCAGTAACTCTTGCTGGTACGACGGTTGACGCTGGTACAACGCCTATAACATGGATCATGGGTGGTGTTCCAGCGGCGGCTAATGGTTTCAGTTCTGTTGGTATGGTAGATGCGACTAATGGGATAACGGCTGGTGCGTTATTCTTGATTGAACTTAATGCACAACTTATAATGTTAAATACGAATGAAAGTGTTGGTGGTTATTTTACACAACGTGTTAGATGGACGCCTTCCGGGTTACCTACTATATGGGATCCAAATGTTAATATTGGAGCTGGTTTTAATGACGAACTCGATGTTCCTGATAGCATACTTGGTGCTCTTACTGTTGGTACTACGGCGTTTATATTGAGGCAGAATGGGATTACGGAAGTTACTAGTACTGGACAAGGGATTAATCCATTTGCATTTAATCATTTATGGGCTAGTGATCGTGGGATAGGGAATATTATACCATATGGTTTTGCTGCATATGGACCATTGGGGATATTTATAAGCAGTGATGATATTTATAATGTTTCTCTTGGTGGTTTTAATAGAATAGGTGGGACAGCAAGAGATGCTATATATGATGATTTGTATCAAGCAGTAGGTTATCCTGTTGGAAGTATTATTCCATATTATCAGGGAAACTATGTTTATAATCATTATAAATTAGTTATTCCTCAATCTGGTGGTACAAAAATATGGAATTATTCTATCGAAGATTCTAGTTGGCAACCAGAATTTAAGTCAAATACTTTCTTTACTGGACATTCACGATATTGTTATACTGGTTAATATATGGCTTTTCCTCAATACGGCCCTAATAGTCCCGGTGGATTACCTCCATTACCTCCTTTACCAAAAGGACCATTTGGAAATCAATCGTCTAAGTTGGGGAGTAATCCGGGGTTATTAACAAGTACTGGTGGTTTGTTTGGTGTTAATGGAGTGTTGTTAACTCCTGTGTTTAATAATACTACTAAAAAATCATATATCCTATTGATGGATCCAACTAATTTTAATTGTGAAGAACCAGCAGAATATGATTTCCCACAAGTTAAACCGTCATTAGATGCCCCACAAGAGGGGCGTGATGTTAGTTGTCATATGTTGATTTTGGAATATCGTGAATTAGGATATGCCACACTTACTATAAATGTAACAACATTTGAGCAAAATACAGATTCATTTACATCATATCCATATCAAGTTAGTATTCCACCTAAACCATTAAAAGGAAAAAGGAAATCAAATTTTCCTGATGGTCGGATACATACATTACGTATACCGATTAATGTACCAGGAGAAAGGCCACAGCCGACAATAAATAGTAATGGTGGTTCTGGTGCATATTCAATAATTTCTCTTGTGTTATGTGGCAATGCTGATGAGACACCGCAAATGTAATGAAGATAACTAGACCAAAAACGTATGATATTAAAGATCCTAATGCTAAGAGATTTACTGAGGATATCTTTAAGTTAGTTAATCGGAATATTAGTTTTGGAACACAGGTAAATGGAGCAGATCAAAATGTAGATGGTAGTATGGTGGAAATTGCTGATACTGGTTTAGCGAATACACAATTTACTGTTACACATAATTTACAACGTATACCACTATATGTTGATGTAAAATATATAAATGTTAATGGTAATATATGGTCAAGTGCCCCGGCAACAAAGACACAATCATTTTATATGTGTAATGTAGCTCATGCACATATTCGACTTTTTGTACACTAAGTTAGGAGAAACAAATGGCAACGACGGATGTAACAAATCAATTAA